AGGAAGCGGGGGTATTACGGGTGCCGGGAGAACCCCCTGTCCAACGCCCTCGGGGTGCAGGATGACGGGATTGTCCCCTGGAAATACCAAGTCGCCCGGGTGGGTGAGAAATGCCGTCGTCTCCGAGGGCCTTTGGAGACATTTGCTATTAGGGACACGCTGTTGGACATCGCCGGCCACGCCGTGGTTGGGATCGCTGTACTTGACCATGAGGACAAACCATGAACCTGCAGGTTCTGAAGTGGCTGCTGGCTCACCGCGACCTTCTGACCAAGGTGCTGGAGGTGGCGAAGGGTTTTCGCCGTGACCTCCCGGCACTGGAGCAGTGGGAGATCGTTGACAAGATCGCCCGGCTGGTGATCCCGGTTCTGAAGAGCGACGACGTCCGCGCCATGTACGCTTGGGATATCGCCGAGGACGAGGCGGTCACGGCGTTCGCCCTCGGGTCGGAGTACTCGGCCCTCGGGTTCGACTGGACGTTCATCGTCAACGTCTTGGTGCCCCTGCTCCGCATCGTTCTCATGACGCTTGAGACTCTCGGCACCGATGAGTGACTACGTTCACCTGCCTCCTTACCGGGTTGACTTCGGGGCTGTCCCGCTCTCGGGCAAGGACGGTGTGGACTGGGCTGTTGAGTCGTATGGAATCCCGAGTCTGTGGAAGCAGACCAAGGGCGCCGGCGTCACGGTTGCGGTGATCGACAGCGGGATCTCCAAGCACACGGCTCTGATCGATGCGGTGGCCGAGTACCGCAACTTCTCGTCCGATGGATCCGACGAGGACACGCTCGGCCATGGCACGCACGTGGCTGGCGTGATCGGTGCGAGGTCCGGCCTCGCCAAGGGGATCGCCCCCGAGGCCAAGCTCTTGGGTCTGAAGGTGCTGGGGCACAGCGGCATGGGCAGCAACAAGGCTGTGTCCGCTGCCGTGTCCTACGCCGCGGATGTGAAGGCCGACATCATCTGCATGTCGCTGGGTTCCCCCCGGCCGGACGAAGGTCTGCACCGTGCGATTAAGCACGCCTGCAGCCTGGGCCTGATCATCGTCTGCGCCGCCGGTAACGACGGTGGTGCGGTCAACTTCCCGGCCGCGTTCCAAGAGACGATTGGCGTCGGTGCCGTGGACCGTAGCGGCTCTGCCTGCGAGTTCTCTTCGCGCGGCAAGGAGATCGTCGTCGCTGCGCCAGGAGCCGACATCACCAGCACGTGGCTGGCCAATGGCTACGCCACCATCAGCGGCACCTCTATGGCGGCGCCCTTTGTCGCTGGTGCCTTGGCCCTCTGGGCGTCGGACGCCAAGCAGCAGGGCAAGAAGATCGACCACAAGTCCGTGGTCAAGGCGTTGCGTGAGACATGCCGTGATGCCGGGGAGGCTGGTCATGACAGCGTCTATGGCTGGGGGCTTCTGGATCCGCACAAGCTGCTCAACTACTCGGCCTCGCAGAGCGTCGGCGGGGTCACCATCTTCATCCCAGGAGCCAAGATCCTATGACCACATTCCAGATGATTTCTCTTGGTGTCCTCGGGCTGGTGCTGTTCGGGCAGTTTGTTCTTCCGAACCTCAAGCTCCAGGCCAAGAAGCCCAGCACCATGAAGCAGATCGAACAGGTGATCCTGATCAAGGAAAGTTCCTCCAGCCCGAAGGTCATCGACGCATGCAGTCAGCTGCTCCAAGCCCTTCTGGGCTGATCCAGTACCTGCCGGTCACGCTCGCAACCCTGTTGGTTGCGGCGTCGTTTGTCAGTTCCCCACGGCCAGCCGCCACGGGACCAGTTGCCACCGCCCTGAAGTCGGCCACCTCCACCGACCGGGCGAAGATTGCCAGCGTCTACAGCGCGCTGGCTGATGTCATGGCACGGGACTCGGGTCGCCTGATCGCTACAACCGCGATCTGGCGCAGCATCTACAGCGATGCGCTGCGGCTGGCCGTGGGTGGAACCGACCTCGTCGGGAAGTACCCCGACCTGGACGAGGCTGTCGAAGAGGTTCTCTCCAAGCACTACCCGCTGGAGAACGTAGCCATCGACAGCATCCTTGCAGACAAGATCGTCGCAGGCATTCGGGCTGTGGAGTCTCAGTGTGAGTGAGCTAGACACACCCTACTCCCTGTTTCGCGCCTACGAAGACGGGCTGACGGGATACATCTTCGACCCGCGGGCAAAGGACGAGTTCCTTTCCACGCAGAAATACCAGTACTTCAGCGAGCCGAACATCAAAGGCTCTGGCATTGGCAAGCGGGCTTTGCTCTGGCAGTACGCCAAGAAGCTTGATGACAAGTGCTTTACCGAAGCGCAAACGACTGGGGACTGCGTCAGCCACGGAAGTCGAAACGCCAGGGATATCACCCGGGCCGTGGAGATTCTGGTCAAGAAGGAACCCGAGGATTGGTTCAAGCTCGGGGCGACCGAACCAACCTACGGTGCCCGCGGACACGGCGGTGAGGGCATGTCGCCGGCCAGGGCCTCGCAGTTTGAGCGTGACGTCGGGTTCCTGGCACGCACGCACTACGAAGGCGTGGTCGATCTCACCAAGTACAACTCCAGCATCGGCTCTCGCTGGGGGTTTGGTGGCGTTCCCGAGAACGTGAAGGATCTCTGTCGGAAGAACAAGGTCGGCGTCATCAGCAACGTCCGGACGCAGGGCGATCTGATGGATGCCCTGTTCAATGGGTACGCCGCCCACTCAGGGCAGTACGCTGCGTGGACTCCGGACTCCAACTCCAAGGGCATCCACGGCCGGGCAAGCGGCGGGTGGAATCATGACATGGCCATCGTTGGCTATGACGACTCCAAGGAGTTCTTCCCGTTCCGCGTGTGGATGATCGCCAACAGCTGGGGCCGCTGGAACCAAAAGCCTTCCGGCTGGCCGAAGGAGTACGGCGAGTGGGTGCCAGGGATGATCCTCACATCGGCTGATGACTTCGATGTGTGCGTGTCCAACGGGGACTGCTGGACCTACGGCAGCATCGACGGCTACCCGCCGCAGCGCCTGCCCGATTACGGAACCGTGGGGTTACTGCAGCATGGGTAAGACACTGCTGATTCTCTTGGGACTGGCCTCTCCGGACTACTCGTCCGCTGTTGCAGTCAACGCTTCGTACACCCTGCACACACAGAAGTCCCCTCTGCCGGAAGTGTGCTGCGGCCGGTGCGTGAACGGCAAGATCGTCCATGGCGACGGGCATGTGACCGACTGCCCGTGTCCACCCGGGTGCAAGTGCAAGGCCAAGTCTGTCCTCAAGCAGGAGTGCGTAGACTGCAAGCCAAAGAAGTAGCGGACCTCTGCCTCTACGAATCGGGGGCAAGAGGGATCAGCAAACACTCCAGAGACATCGCCCTGGTCGGCCTGCTGGTGGTGCCAGACGGCAGCATCGGCATGCGTGAGTACCGCAGGCGGATGAAAGAAACCTACCTGCGGATGCACCCCGAGTGCGGCTCGTTCTTCGCCCTCTTTGTCCTGCCTGTGTTGATCAGCCTTGTCAGCAACTGGATCGCCAAATGGATCATAAACAGGAAGGATATGAAGCGTCTTCGGTCGGAGGCGTTCGACGCCTTAACCGAGTCCTCGCCCGATATGATGGCGAGACTCACCTCTACCAGTACCTCCCCGAGCAAACCGAGCAGGCCGTTCGCGTGGTGAAGCTGCATGTTGAAGACGGCAGGCTGCATCCATACGCCGGCATTATCCTGGTGAAGATGATTCGGGAGGCGGATGATGACGATTGAGACGGAGGTCTGGACGTTCGCACTGATGGCTGGCTGTGCGATTGTCCCGTGGGCATTCAGCATTCACGCCAAGGTGGCGGTGATTGCCAACAGCGTGGAGTCCCTGCCAGAGATCGTTGAGGAACTCCGCCAAGCGCTCACGGAACATGAGCATCGTCTGGACGAACATGCAAAAGAGATTGAAGCTCTCAAAAAAACGTCAAGAACTAGCGGCTGAGTACACGCCGCTGGCCAGGATGCTGGCCAAGTTCTTCGTCCAGTCCCGGCCGGCGTGGCAGAAGGCCGTCCTGTTGCCTGACCTTGAGGGCGAGGGATTCCTTGCCCTGACCAAGGCCGCACGCACGTACGACCCGAAGCGACTGCCCTACCCCAAGGCGTACTTCGCACGGGCGATCATGAACGCCATGTACAAGTCCATCAAGCGGGTGACCAGACAGCCCGGCGAGTTCAAGGTCAGCCTGGAGGAGGCCGAGGTCATGCTCCCCTTGCTTGAGAGCCCAGACTTCCTTGGCATGGCCATCCAAGATTTGCCCGAGGAGTGGCAGCGGCTGGCCGTGGACAGGTTCGTTGAAGGCCAGACGCTACGGGCTATATCTGAGGGGCATGAGGTTTCGCTGCGCGCAGCCTCTGTTCGTAGTCGGGCCCTTGCCAGAACTCTCGCGGAACAATTGGATATCCGGCTGAAGCCGCACGTGCCAGAAGAAAGACGTCCTGCACGTGGTAGTAGCCGGATGAATCCTTCCGACGACGCGGCTTCCTCACGCCTTCGCGGCAGAGGTAGAGGGCGATCTTAGGGTAGCTCATGCCATCGGCCCGCAGCTGCAGGATGCGAGCCCCGATCTCGCGTTCCTCTTCGCACTCGGCCCAGCCTTCCAGCTTCCCGGTCTTGCCCTTGGTGGACACCCAGCCGAACGGACGGAGCTGGTTGTAGGGCAGGCCACTCACCCGCTTGTGGTGGTAGACCTCCCGCTTCCGCTGGCCGTGGAGGCGAGACTCCAGCCGAGCTGCGGCGACGACCATCGACAGGCCGAACTCGCCGTGCGGGGTGGAGATGTCGAACGGCATGTCCAGAACGTGGAGCTTGATGCCCAGCTTCTGGCATGTCTCAATGGTCATGGCCGCATCCAGCCAAGACCGGAAGGCACGGTCAACCTTTGTGATGACGACCGTGTCCCCTGGTGCCAGTAGATCCCAGAGCTTCCTGCCCTCGGGGCGATCCCTGAGCGGGACGCTGAAGGCAGACACGCCGTCGTCGCAGAACAACCCATCAGGGATCAGGCTGTTCTGCTGGGCCCACTGTTCCAGGCGAGACACCTGTGCCTCGCGTCCGTTCTCCTGCTTGTCCGTCGATACACGTGCGTAGAGGTAGACCATCATGGGCTCCATGCAAGCCATGTGAACAAGAGAATCATACCAACTACCGCAAGGGCGAAGTCTTCCACTGGGCTCATCGAATCACCTCCAGTACGAGTCTCAGGATCACCACCACCAGCTCAAGAACCATCGGGACATCCGTGTCCATGGAGAGTCTCCTTACTCAACGGAAAACCGAACATTGACGGCCAGTCCGTCGCTGTACACAACACGTGCCACCACCCGGCGGTCGTCGTCCGACCACACATTGCACCAGTCGTCGCCGTGCCCCTCGGCGAGAGGAACAAACTCCCGCCACTCGTTGGATGCCAGCAGCCGGCCGATGAGCGTCGGACCAACGGCACCGGAGAACTGCTCCCACGCCTTGCAGATCGCGTCGGGGTCGGCAGGATTCCGCTTGGACTCCGTGTGAATGGAGCGGATGGAGTCGCACACTTTCTGCGGAAGCACCGGCCAGTTCAGCATGGAGCCAACCGGCTCGCTGCCAAGGAACCACGTAAGAATCTGCATGTCTTCAGTCATCATTCCTCCTTCATCAGGGATTGGTACACCAGATCCGCAACCTGCGTCTCGTCAACGTAATGCCAGTCGGGCATGGCATGCTCTATTGCAATCCGCCCGGCCTCGCGCTGAAGGCGGTCGTACAGCAGGGCCACCTGCGATGTTGTCTTCCCAGAATCCAGCAGTCGCTTGATCACCAGGATGTGGACCCAGTTGACCACGCGCATCAAGGCATCGCGGCCCTTGCGTTCCTGAGTGCTGATCTTCCTGCGGGCATTAGCCATCACTCACCTCCCGAAGTTCCTCATTGAACACATAGAGTGGCGAGCCGCCACCGCCCTCGGCCTTCACCAAGTAAGTCTGCGAAGGCCCGCTGTCCTCCAACACCTCGCACTTATAGAGCACTCCCGTTGGAAGGCGAGAAGCGATAAACACTTTGCCGTCCACGTAAACAAAGTCGCCTACCTTAGCCATCACGCCTCCTCCAAAAGAAAACGCCTGATCTTTTCATAGAGATCAGGCTCCACCTCCCGCACAATCCGCTCGGCCTGCACAAGCAGGGCGATGCAGTAGTCTACCTTTGAGTCAGTCCATCCGTCGATCCTCGCCATAGCATCCTGCCTCCAGCAACTTGGTGTCCAGGTCCGCATTCACATCCCGCATCGCACGCAGCAGGAGCATCATCTTCGACCGCTCCCGTGCCGTGGCCTGACGCTCGGCCAGGATCGTCTCCTTCAGAGCGACGACCTCGGCCCGCAGCTCGGCCCGTTCCCGCAGGCAGAACAGCAACTCCTTCAGTCGTCCGAGCATTGGTCGCCCTCCGTAATGACGAGTTCCCCGACGCCCTTGGCAAGGGAAAGAACAACACGCGCAGCCTCCTCGGATGGGGCGTCAACCGAGTAGGTCCGAGTCTCAGTGACTATGAATCGCATCACTCCCTCCCTTCTGCTTTGGAAATGGCATCCCGCACGGTGCAGACGTAGCACCTGCCGTGCCGAGCGATCTCGGGGTCATCGCAGAAGCAAATGACTCGCCCGTCGCAGCTAGTCTCTATCTCCACGCACAACTGGAGGGCGGCCAGCATGGACGGTGCCGCAGCCAGCAATCGCTGGCTCTCTCGCTTGTCCTTTCCCCGCAGGATGCTGGGGTATTCAGAGTCAGGGTATGGCATCAGTCATCCTCCTCATCTCAGGACATAGCCTGGGTGTATAGATGCATCCACGCCTGCTCGCCAACGTGACGAGTGTACGCAGGCGGGAAGCCTTCCTTCAGTTCGTTCCATGTGATCGCACGGTCTACCCCCATGGCGGCGCGCCCCTCCTCAACGGTGCGTGCGGTGGATCCGCCGATCACCAGCTTGCCAGTCTTCTTGCACACGCCCTTGCAGGTGTCGCCCATTACGTGGTACACGCCGATGGGCTTGCCCTGCTCCTTGTGCTTGCAGCCCGAGCCAGCCAGGGGGAAGGACGCTAGGAACAGGCGATGCCTGCGGACCTTCAGCCCGTAGGCCGAGCCGCATTCGATCACCGCACCCTCCATCCCTGGTGCGCCGACCACGTTCTCCACCACCCAAGGTACGCCGCAGTCTCGCAGCAGCTCCAAGGTGGGCGTCAGCAGATCTTCGTACTTGGACTTGCCTCCCTGCGCATCCCGAAGATGCTTCGCCCTGGTGTGGGCTTGACATGGAGGGGACGCATGGATCAGGTCGAACGTCTGGAGGTAGGCCCGATCTTCCAAGGCATCCAAGGCGCTGCCCCTATGAAACTCATAGGGATAGCTCGGCTGGTGCCGCACATCCCAACCCACCACATCGAACCCGGCCTGCTTGTATCCATCACCTGCCATCCCGGCCCCGCAGTACAGGTCCAGCACACGCATTAGTCATCCTCCGGTGCTTCGTAGTCCTCGGCCTCCCAGTAGCACGGTGCCACTGGCTCTCCAGTGAAGTGAGCGATAGCCTGCTTCGCCCGCAGAATGATGTCGCGTTGCGAATGGGAGTCCATCCCGGTCTGCTCATGGCATTCGGTGTCGTATTCATACTCCTCCAGCATGTCAGCCAACGCACTGTGCAATTCGCACGCGGCAGACGGATTGGTAATGCCCATCATCCCACCTCCCTCTTGGCGTAATCGTCCCACAGTCTCCGCTCCACGGCATCCAGCGTGCCGGTGTATTCCTCTCGTCCGATGTGCGTGAAGTACTGCCCGGTCCTGAGGGCGACCAGTACGCCGGGGTCGTATTCGTACACGCTGATCACATCGTCCGGCACGTAGCCGAAGTGGTTCTTCACCGCATCGTATGCCGGCCCCACCTGAGCGATGGACCGGCGGGTTGCCTGCCATTCTTCAAAGGTCATCACGCAATCTCCAGTAGTTCAAGGATGTCGGACAGGACAGACTTTCGATGCTGGTCGATGATGTCGTCGGCATGCGAAGACCCCTCCACCAGATGCGACAAGTGATCGACCTCCCGTTGCAGCACATCACGCAGCTCATCGGCCTGCTCGTCGGTCAGTTCAATCGTTGGCATTAGCAGTCTCCTCTTGGTAGGCGATTGCGGCCTCAATCAGATGCGCCGGATCACATGACACGCTGTTGCGGTACTGCCGCACCAGCCCGCTGCTGTCTCGCGTGATGAACCCCTGCGGCCGGTCATGCATGTGGGCAGCAAGGATGTCGGCATGCACAGCCTTACGCTTGCCGGTCGCCAGTGCTTGTCGCACCTGCCGATACAGTTCCGCGAAATGATTCTCAGGCATTGACCACCTCCAGACGCACGTTGCCTCGGCTCGGATCCCACGCACAGTTTACCGCATCGCCCGACTCGTCGGCCCTGTGATCCAGTACCAACGTCCACCGCAAGGACAGGTCAAGGGCGGATGCCTCGGCCTCCTCCCTGGTGGCAAACCGCACGCCGTTACCAGCCCACTCGTTGCCCACCTTCACCATCGGCCGAAAGCTCATGTCAGTTCTCCGTTCGCACTAGGTAACACCTTGCCCCATGGATGGAACGCCAAGTCCGCATCCATTCCTCCGCCTCCCAGCGGTCACTGAACGTCGCCAGGATTGCCTTCCTTGTTCGCACTGCCCACATCGGACACCTCCATGTGTCGGGGTTCACACGTTTCGGCCCATCCTTCCGTCTGGATACCGCCACAGCGGATGCGCTTTGTTGTCCACGGCGTATCTCATGCATTGCGCGGCCAAGTCGCCGTAGAATTTCCACTGGTCGGCGCTGGTCAGGAACTGTTCGTACGGGGCATCGCCACTGAACCCGTGGTGCGGCCGGGCCTGCACCGCACGCTGGGCATCCTTCATCGCAGCAAAAAGCCACATTGCTTGGTCTGCGTTGCACGTGAAGTGAAATCCCTCCCATGTTTCGCTTGTCGTTACACATCCAGCTTTGGCTTTAGCCATTGGAATACTCCGTGACATCGGATACGAAACACCAAGAATGCTCAGTTAAGACAAGCGCCTCGGCAGTTTCATTGCGGGCGTATGGCTCTAGGACTGTGGTCTGGTCGAACACACCACGCACTGTGTCCCAGTAATCGTCCCGGCCGAGAGCGTGCGACCCAACGAACACCGTTGCGCCGACGCATATGCGGCCGTCTCTGGTGCAGTCACGCAGTTCCATCGGACACCTCCTTGTGCTTGGCAAACTCCTCCCGCAGCTGTCTCCGTACAGCCCGAGTCTCACCCGCCTTTAGCCGTGCCAGATGAGCGATGTCATCGGGGTGCCACAGGCAGGTGGTCGGCCACCAATCCTCCCACCACGCATCGCCGTCACTGCATGGCTCGCCAATCGCCTTGCAAGCAGCGGCATACTTGGCCATGTACAGGGAGCCCGGCTCCCGCACGGACGGAATGTCCACCTCGTCCTCGTCCTCCGCCTCCTCGGTGGCTTCGATGGTGCGGAGATGCCACGCCGCATCTACCAGACGGCGAAGAACCTCGCCCTCCATCTCGCCGCCGCCGTCGTTCATCGCCACCTGCATGATCATCTCCGACAGCCCATCGGCAGTCGGGTAGTCATCACTGAATCGGAATATGCTGTACTCAAGGCTCATCGCATTCCTCCGGTGTAAAAGTGTACAGCATTCCACATGCACGGCAGCAGGCATGCCAGAGAGAACCAAGCGGGGCGGCCCACGCTACCTCGCAGCAGTCACACATGGGGCACATCACTCACCCTCCATTCGTTCGTCGTACTCCTCGTCGGACTCGTCGCTGCACTGCTGATGCCAAGCCTCGTCCGAACACCGACCGAGATAGCGGTCAGAGCATCCGCCGTGGCCGTACTTGCACGGGTAGCATCCATCGTCAACGTCGTTGACGCGGTCGATGAATGCCTCCAGTTCAGCTAGACGCATTGCTCACCTCCTGTGGTACACGTTCAGTCGCTTCGGCCACATGCCGCATGACCCGGGGATCCTCGGCCCTGCACAGCAGGCGATACTCATGGACAAGGCTGTCGAATGTCTTCTGCGAAAACCGCTTGGCATCCTGCAACAACTCCATCCGGCCAGCCATCACCATGCCAAGGTTGATGACGGTGATCCCATCCTCACGCTCCTGCACCGGGTCGGCACAGAAGAAGTACCCCCTGCCCTTGTGATATTCCACGCGGCATAGCACCACATGGTTGCCCCGCACGGGGAACTTGCCGACTACCTCAGACGGCATCAGCCACCTCCTCCAGTCTGCGGACAGCATCAACAGCCGACTGCAACTCCCGCACGCAGTACCGCAGGTGCGTAAGGAGCTGGTCGCGGTCGTCGGCATCCCGATACACGCCCAGAACCACATCGCTCAGGGCATCGCCCCACTCATGCTGATCTTCGATGGGCTTCGCCTTCAGCCGCCGAGTCAGCACCTGCCCGCCATCTTGGCTGTCGCACAGGGCATCGAACACTTGCTTGTCCAGCACGTTTCACCCCCTAGTCCATCCGCCCACAGTCATACACACCCAGCACGCCATGCTCTGCGAGCATTCCCAGCGGTAGGTGGCGGGTCCGATCTGCCTCCAGATCACCCTGCGTCCATGTCCATGAGATGACCTGCCTACGCTCAGGCTTACGCTTCCCTGGTCGCATGTAGTACACCGACACACCGACACCGAGGCAGCATGACCCCTCGTCCACGCTGCCCCGCCGCTGCCATTCCTTGGCCCAGTCCAAGCGAATGCGGTCGAACGTCGGCTGCATGAAGATCAAGTCGTCGGGTTCCAAGGCAAGGACGAACTCCTTGGAGCCACGGTAGGTTTCAACTCGTCGCATCGGATTCCTCCTTCACGGCTTCGATGTGATGCTGCGCAATCTCATGCCAGTTCACCTCGGATAGTGCTGCCCGAAGCAAGTCGGACAGCGCACCGTAGGCAGGCTTCTGCTCGTCGTACAGGTCATCGAACACGGCCTCCAGCTCGTTTGATAGGGCCGCAATGGCGTCCGCATCGCTGTCCGTCATGTCGATGCACGCGCCGGCACGTTCACGCCAGTACTCCTGCTCGGCCTGCTCGTTGTCGATCCACAGGTTGACGTTCCACGTTTCGTAGTTGGTCCACCCGTTGTATGCCCGGCATTCCACGTTACACCCCCGTGGTTGAAAGGTAATGTCGAACCAGCTCTTCGATGGAGATGTCCCGGTATCCTTCGATCCGGTCACCCCACTCATGCTTTGCATCCTGTTCGGCAGTGGAGAACCGCACCACGCAGTCCTGCGCCGTGTCCCATGTCTCGCAGTCACTGAGCAGGACAAAGCACCTGCCCTGCTCCAGGTCAGTTAGTTCGGGCACTTGGCACCTCCTTTGTCACAAGGGTGAATCCATTGCGTTGCACTTTGACCGCCAAAGTGAGCCACAACTGCCGTAGCCGTTAACAAGTGAGACGCAACCGCCTCTGCCCGGCTGGCATATCCAGGCGTGTGGCACCACTCGCCATCCGCCTCACGCTCCAGCCGGACCCAGCACTTCAGGTCGGCGGAGTAGTACGCATCTACGATTCGCCGCATGTCACACCTCACGCTTGCAGGATGGGCAGATTGGCGACCGCTGACATCACGGCCTTGCCACCATGCCCGGGGATGTAGACATCAACTAGATCCAGGCCGATCTTTCTGCGACCAGCCCCGTCACACAGATTGCACGTGAGACAGGACAGCCGGTGACCGGCTTCCTTGCTCGCCGGGCACAAGACCTCGTCGTCAGCCGGCTCGCCGCCCCGCATGGTGCGGAAGGTACGCCAGCCGAGAGACTTGGCATGCTCACGCGACCACGGGCCGGTGAGCCCATGGACTGACGCCATGAGCAGCTGCCTGTAGTCGCCGAACAGCGAATTGCTCCACTGATGGGTGTACCCGGTCCAGCCATCGGACAGGCTGGCCAGATGCATCATCAGATCGAACGGAATCAGGACCGGCTCACCGTATGTGCCGAAGCGAATCTTGCGGCCACGGATGAACTGATCATGTTCGACCGGGTTGTAGTCCACGTAACGGCCGCGTCTGAACGCACCGTACACCATGGTCGGTCCCTGGCCGACGTTGACATAGCAGGCCCTGAAGTTCTTCTTCTTGGACCTGCGCTTCTGCGTAGCTACCAGCCCACGCATCGGGCAATCGTTGCAGATCGCAACGTCGCCACCGGACTGCACCGCCGCCAGAGGATGCACATGCGACCTTATGATGTAGGTCTGGAGCATCTTGCCGGTCTTCGCATTGGAAGACTTGCCGAGTGGCATGATCACCACATACGGCGAGCCGTCGAACGAAGACCTGCCCCGGTGCAGAATGACACCGAGCGGACGGGCGGTGCGTGATCTCGCGACCATACGCACCTCCGTGAATGGTTACCACAACGGCAACCGAACCCGAGCAGGCAGCATTCGGACTTACCTGGGCAATCGCCCGTTAGCCGCAGCCACCTGCCCGGGATCGAATCCCGTCAGGACAGAACACGCTGCCATTCGCTGGCAGCACGCGACCCGCCGAGCAGCACAACTGCCAGCGTGTCCAACTCGTCACGCAGCCGCTCGTCTGCGAACCACGGCCAGCCATAGAGACTGCCGCCAGAGCGGTGAAACTTGACCAGTTGCCAGAGCAACCCGGCCTCATCGCCAGCAGGCTTGGTAGCCCGCCACGCACCCGTCTTGGTGTTCAGACACCCCTTGACTGCCCGAATCGCCAGCTCGTCAGAAGGCACAGCAACGCTGCCCTTCTCACGGAGAAGACGAAGCGGTTCCGCCAGGGCCGCCATGATCACCAAGGAACGATCTTCCTTGGACATGGAACCTCCACGCGACTGCCCGCATGCGGATTAAGTAAAACGTTTACTCTCACCGCATCATCGTCACCGCATCATCTACATTGCCTCACCGCACAAAAAATCCCGAAAGATTTTTCACTGCGGACGCTGGCGGCATAGTTGATGCCAGTGAAGACGCACCGTTCCACAACACGCACCGCGGGAGAGTCTTACAACTCTCACCGCGGCATCGCATCGCACTAGTAAGATTGCCCCACCCCGAAAAAAATCTTTGGAAAAATCTTTTGGCCGTGTTTCAGGGGACTAGTAACGCTTGCCGATGTATGCGATAGTAAGCAAACCGCCCGGGGGGAAACCCGGGGGCAACCAACGGAGGATAAGACCATGAAAGTTTTCCAGGACATCGGTTCCGCGTGCGTGTTCCCGCCGCAGCCTTACAACCCCGCCGATCTTTCACCGGCGCAGCATGTGACACTGCGGGAGGGCTTCAGGATTGCAGCCCTGCGAGACGGGCTGTCGGAAGATGCCGCCGAGGAGGCCGCGAGCCAGTTTTATGCCCATTGGCTTGGCCGGAACTGGGGGAGGCTCGCAATCCCCCGGGGCGACCATGCAAGGGCCTTCTATTCCGTGCGGGCCTATGCACGGCGGTCGCACTGGCACGGTTTCACCGGGCAGCGCAGGCAGGCACGGGGGAAAAGGGTTCCCCGGGATAGTGCGGGCAACCCGATCAAGGTGAGTGTCATGCGGGCCTGCGCCGCGGAACTGGCAATGCGGGAGCGATTGCGGGAGCGTTGCAACCCGACCCCCGAGTCGGTCGCGGTTGCCTGCGAGCGGATCGCGAAAACGCCCGTACACTCCCGCAAGGCGTACCGGCTGGCAAAGCGGCTCGGGTTGCCCGGGGTGAGGGAACTAGTGCGGGAGGCTTGTGGATTCGCGGCCGAGTGACGCGAGGGACAGCCTGACGCGAGAGGGCCCGGGGCGGGAGCAATCCTTCCCCGGGCCTTTTTATGCGCAGGGGGGGCGGATGCATCCGAACTAGTCGCGGGCCCGGTTTCAGGCCCTTCCAGGCAACCTTACGGTTCCGCAAGGATTGGCCGATTCGACGGCGTAGACTTGCGGGAAAACGTAAGTCTATGCGCCGCAAGTACTTGCGACCGATTCTATCCCGGCCGAATCGCAGGGTTTCGGACACCCCCAACCCCCCCAGGCCGAAGCGTCTCATCATCACGTTCCCCTCCCGACTTTTTTCACCCCTCTAGCCCCCACGTGGCGCCATTGCCGCGTTTTCGCGACCCATCCCCCGCGCTCCAGCCTGTGATTCGCTTCCATGGCCTCTAGTTTGCGTTCTCCCGGCCATTTGCCTTTAGGGCCACCATCTGGCCTGTTTCGACCTTGGAGGCTCCCGTGCCTTGCTGTAAGTGCTGCTGTGGCAACAAGGACTGTGGCGCAGGCGAACAGGGCAAGTGCTGCTGTGGCGAGACTTGCTGCCAGGAGGGCGAGTACTGCTGCGACGGGGCGTGCGAGGAGACTCCCTGCTTGGGTGCCTGCTGCGACGAGGTGTTCGGTTGCACGCAGACGGCTGACGAGGAAACCTGCACCGGGGAGGGTGGGGAGTGGCTTGGACACGGCGTCCCCTGTGATCCCAACCCGTGCGGGTGTCAGGACAACGAGGACTGCGGCTGCGAGACGCTCGGCTCTACGTACTACCCAGAACTAGAGGCCCTGTCCCCGGGGCAGGGATGCTGCCCTACCGGCACGTTCTTTGACCCCGAACTTCCTGGGTGCTGGGATGGCAATCCTGGCAGCGAGTCGGCATCCGAGGCGAATCTGTGCTGCTGCGACGGCGGCTGCGGCGAGTGCCCGACACTCTGCGTGTATCAGGCGGAGGACGTCTGCGGCAACTTAGTATGGCTTTGGTACGCGGACACCGGCACGGAGTCGCAGTGCGTAGAAGATGGCGGTACGTGGCATATAGGCACTGAGCTGGTAACGATCCCGTCTCATACCATCCATGTGACTTCATGCGACGATCCGCAGACGCAGCCTGCCATAGAGGTTGACCCCTGCACGGGCTTGGAAGCGCTTTCGTTTTCGGCTAAGAGTAAAAAGCCGGTCGAATCCACCCCGGCCGCCGGTCCCGGGACGGAGCTGAAGAAGCTGCTGTCCAAGATCGGCATCAAGTCGTCGCCGTCATGCTCTTGTAACAAGCGCGCGGCGGAGATGGATCGCCAGGGTGTCGCATGGTGCGAGCAGAACGTGGAGACGATCTGCGATTGGCTCCAAGAGGAATCCACTAAGAGAAAACTTCCTTTTGTGCGGCTCGCGGGGAAAGCCTTGATTTACATGGCTATCCGCAGGGCCACGCGGGGCAATAGTAAGTGAGGTGACACATGATGGATCTTGGCAACCTGTTTGAATCCGAAGAAGACCGTGTCAAGCAGGAGCGCATGCGGCGCTACCGGGCTGACATGGAGAAGGCCAAGGGCTACGGCCAGCCGAGTGGTATTCCTGGCGTAGCCGCTATTGCCGCCGGCATGCACGGCCAGCAGGGGCAGGCTCTCCAGGGCATGGCCAATCAGGTGTCTGGTGCCTTCCAGCGAGAGCATGATTCCCGGCTGGCGCAGATGCGGGAACAGCGCCGCATGGAGCATGAGAAGGAGATGGCCATGATGGCCACCAAGCTCAGGCAGCAGGAGCAGGAAGGTGCCATCATCCGATCCCTACTCAATGGATGACAACCCGCTCTGGTTTCTCTTTGAGGAGCGGGAAGACTACTGATGGCTAACCCTTCCAGGCTTTCGGACCTCAGTAGGGAATTTGTGTCGGCTAATCCCGACAACGCCGGCCGCGTCATCGCAGGTCTTCTTGGGTACAACCCCGGCCCTGGGATCTACTCGCGATTGGAGCGAGCCATTGAGGCCATGCCGGCCAACGTGCGAGTGCAGGAGATCCCGGGGCTTATCAAGCGATACAAGGAGGGCGTCCCGGGCTGGGAGTTGAGGGAGGTTGACCTAGACTCGGTCATCGCCGGCCGAGATGTGGTGCCGAGAGATGAACTCTTGCGGCAAGTCAAAGAACGCAGCCCGGTGTACACGCACAAGGAGGTTGTGCTGTCCGACGATGTGCCAGTCATTCAGGAGCGAGGCTATGCGCCCGTTCCCGGCGGCGGTGGCCTGACTTACATGGCCGACCGCGTATTGGACTATCAAGACGAGGCATCCAGACTCGGTGAGGGCCGCGCTCACGGCGACCCAAAGTACGCCACTTACGGCCAAGGCGGCGATAGGTACACCGAGATCCTGCTGACGCAACCAGGGGCCCGCGCAGGAGAATACGGCAATCATTGGCGCCGCGCCGCAACTAGTAGCACCGACGCCGCCGAAGATGCCGTCGCCCACGCCCGCTTCGATACCCACGGGGACGCCCTGCGGATCAATGAACTCCAGTCGGACTTAGGGATTCACAACCGGAAGGCGCGGGAGGCAGCCTCCGAGCCAAGCCTTCCGCCCCCGCAGCAACTGCCGTCCGAAACTGACGAAGAATACGTCGCGAGAGTCATTGAAGCAGGCTGGCGTGTTGATTACCGCCCCGATGGAGACTTTGTGGTTTCTGGGGAGCCGGGGCAGAGGGAACTTCCATTCCCCCTAGAAGACGCTTGGTCCGACCTGCTCATCAAACGCCTCGCCCTGGAGGCCGCACGCAAGGGCCACCGCGCCATCGAAATCGCATCCCCCAGGGCGATAGCCGACAAGGTCGGCGGCAACATTGAGAACTACCAGCATGCTTACGGCAAGGTGGCGAAGGGCGCCTTGGAGCGACTGGGCAGAAAGATGGGCGGGCTGGTAGAGGATGCCGCCCCGCAATCGCAAGCAGCCTTCACTGGCGAGGCTTCCGTGCCGGGCTATGGCGCCATCGCGGACCAAACCGATTTCTTTACCGGGCCGGCAGTTGAGGCCCGCAAAGTTTTAAGGTCGCTAGAGCCCTCTGGCCCTGCCCCCGCATTCGCCCGTGCGCCGCAAGCGCAGTTTTCGGTATTGGTGAATGCCGTTGCGGACGGGCCGGAACATGTGGGGGCTGCGGGGACATTGCTGCAAGCCGCAATCGCCAGCCAGCTGCGTCGATCTGGGCTCTCCGCAGCCGAAGCCTCTGCGGCAGCTGGGCAGCACATGCCTCTTTTGGTGCGACTGGCCGAAGAGCAATCTGCGGCCTATGCCGCCCATAAGCGGCTGCGCGACCTTGGCGATGTTCAGGACGCCGCCCGCAAGGCCATCCCGCAATCGTCATCGCCGCCGCCGATCTACCGCGGGGTCATGTCCGACGAAATGCGCCGCCGACTCATTGAGCAGGGTGTTGGCGCTTCGGTCCTGGCCCCGCTTCTGATGACTGGGGAAGATCGCTGATGGCTAACCCCTCCCGCTTCAGTGACGTCCTGGCTGCTGTCGGTCGATCAGCCCCAGAGTCGCAGTACATCAGGGCGTACCACGGTAGCCCGTATGACTTCGACAGGTTTGATGCGAGCAAGATGGGCACTGGCGAAGGCGCTCAGGCGTATGGCCCGGGGCTTTATTTCGCCGAAAACCCCAAAGTGGCAGAAGAGTACAGGAACATTCCACTGCATCCGCAGTACCAATCACCAGAGCAAATGGCCGCAGATTATCTGTTTGTCCATCAGACTCCAGATGAGGCCATGAGGGTAATGCGCGACCACGGTTCTTGGAAAGGATCGCGCGTTCGTCGCAATATGTTCAGAGAGGCAATGCAACTGCTTCGTTCTGGCGCGCCAATAACTCCAAAAGAGTTTCCGTTCTTGGAAACCCCGCCTCGCGTGTACGAAGTTGAAATAGCGCATTCGCCATCCAGCATGGTGGATTATGACGCGCCTCTTTCGCTCCAGAACGACCGCGTGCGATCAGTGATAGACGACGAGCGCTTGATTGATGCAGCAGTCGAAGGCGGAACGATAGGCCCAGACTTCGATCTCAATGGCCCTATAGGGCCGATGCTCGCGGGGCACTCTGCCGCCGCAGGGAGGCAGGCGGCGTTCGATGTGTTTTCTGAGCTTAGAAATGCAGGAGTGCCAGGAATTCAATATTGGGACGGGCTTTCGCGCCGCAGCGCCAGCGGCACCCGCAACTACGTGATGTTTCCCGGCACCGAAGACTCCATCCGCATCCTCCGCAAGTACGGACTCCTTGCTCCGATAGCGGCCGGCGCAGCCATGGGGGAAGAGTGATGGGCGTTGCGCGATCAAACATGCAGCCCATGGGCTTTGAGAAGCTGTGGAGCGAGGACAGCACAAGCGGCAAGCCCCTGATGCTGTCGCTCCCGAGCGGGGAAGTTTTGCTGATACAAACCTTGACGCCGGACGGTCGGACGATGTCGGACGACGAGGCGTTGGCGGCGTGGCAATCTTCGCGGCAGTCGCTGGGATCATTTAGTTCGCCGGAAGAGGCGGCGGCGTTTGCCAAGTTGATGGCGATGCACTCCACACCTGCACCGGAAGGAGCGCTCCGTGGACTCTGATGGCGACAAGATCCGAAAGCTCATCCCCAACCGCCCCGTGCGAGATGTGCAGGGCGGCAAGAAGTTTGTCGTCCGCGCCAAGGTAGGCGACGAGGAGCGACTGGTCCGTTTTGGGGACGCCTCCATGGGGCACTACAAGGAAGGCTCTTCGGATCGCGGCCACGGGGACGAGGGCCGGCGCGAGAACTTCAAGGCGCGGCACAATTGTTCTGAGAAGACCGACAAGCTGAAGCCCGGGTATTGGTCCTGTAACTGGTCTTGGAGCGTGTGGCCAATAGCCATGGCGTGTAACTGGAGCTGGTAAGTGGCCGAATCATTCTGGCAGTGGCAAGCCCGCAACATCCCCGACCAAGAGCGTGCCGCCCAGCAGCGCGCCTTGGAATCCCTCAAGCTCCCTGACGCCTACACACCGGGGACGCAGGGATTCAACCCGCGAACCAACCCAAGTGCGTACATCCGCGCTCTGATCGAAGAGACGGACAAGATGCCGGTGGACCTGCAGGCGGAAGCGCGTGCCCGCACCAATCTCGGCTTCCCAGAGATCAGAACGAGGCCGAAGGATCGCGCACGCATCGAAATGGACGCCCGCCGCCGGCATTACTTGGAGAAGATGCTTGCGGCCTATGGCGTTCCATCTGAGCCCGGGGTGGAGCCAGAGGCTTGGCAGGTGCTGTCGGAAGAACCCCGCAAGGCGATGATGAACTACGCCACCAACGCAGGCTCCGTAGCGACCGACGCCGGGTTCCGCGACGAGATTGGCAGCATGCGGGAGTCGGTTGGCGTCCTTGGCCCAGGCTCTCCCCTGCACACGGCAGGAACGTGGATGCATTCCCTGCCGAGGGCCGTGTACGCGACGGCCGAGCTTGGCTGGGGTGAAGGCAAGAACAAGAACGCCATGCAGAACCTCCACAACGCATGGAACACGTTCACCGCTCCAGTCCAGGCGATTGCTGGCGTGGACGGCGGCACCTCTGCGTGGAAGGACGCCGACATCGCCAAGGAGACTGTCCAAGACCAAGACTGGAAGACCGCTGCCTATGGCGCGAAGTACGCCGAGGATCCCGCCGATACGAACTGGAATCCCTACCAGCGCGCGGCGGGCGAATCCTTTCTGCTCTCGCAGATTGGCGACCCACAGAAGGGAACTGGCTCCGCAGACGACGGCATGCAGTTCTTCATGCGTGGAGGCGTCCCCCGCCGGCCAGCACGCTGGGCAGGAATGCTCACCGACGCCTTTCTGAACCCCGTCCCGCCAAGCGTCAGCCCATTCCTCTCGGCGGTCAAGGCTGGTCGGCTAGGAGCTGCTGCAGTCCATGCCGGCGTTGAGTTGGGGCCAGACCTCCTCGTCGCAGGCGCGGGCGAACTCAGCGATTACCAAGCCAAGCAGCAGGCCGACGAACTAATCAAAAGGCTGTCGAATCAGTAGTGCCTAACCCGGCGTGCGTCTCCCCGTAACAAAAACGCCCTTACCTGTGCATTGGTCTGGTAGAGCCTTTCCCCCAAGGTGAAACCAGCAATGTCAGACGAAACACTCAACGAATCCGCCGTCGCCGAAGCCCCCGTTTCGGACGCCCCGATTGAGTCTGCGGCCCCGCAGGGAACCGGCGACTCTTCGTCTGGTTTTTCTACCCCCTACGAAGCGTTCCGGCACCTGCCCGAGTTCCAGGGGCAGGACGATCTGGCCATTGCTCAGAACCTGTACCGTTCCTTCAACGGCTACCAGGAAGCCCAGCGCGCCCTGCAGCAGTACCAGCAGGTCGTCCCCTACGCCAACGAATACCTTCGCAACGAGCAGGCGTTCCGCCAGTGGCAGCAGGAGCAGGTCAAGGCTTCGCAGCCCGCGCCGGCCGAGAAGCCGAAGTGGTGGAATCCCCCGCAGGTCGAAGAGTCCTACAAGTCCTACATCGTCCGCGACCCGCAGACGGGCAAAGAGGTCATCGACCCCAACGCCCCGATCTCCGTGCAGGAGAAGCTGCGGTCGTATCAGGACTACACCGCGAACTTCGCTCGCAAGTTCGTCACGGACCCTGAGAACACGCTGAAGCCCTTCATCGAAGAAGTGGCCATGCAGAAGGCTCAGGAACTGGTTGAGAAGCAGCTCGGCCAGTACAAGGCCAGCAACTACGTTCAGGATCTTGATCGCCAGAACGCAGACTGGCTGTACGACCAGAACGGCCAAGTCTCCCGCGAAGGTCAGGCTATCCAGGCGTACATCCAGCAGGCTTCCGAGATCGGGATTACCTCGCCCGAGGCCCGCTGGAAATACGCCACTGGCATGCTGCAGCGCGATCTTCTGGATCTGCGCTACCGCCAGATGCACTCGCAGATGGCGCAGCCGATGCCCCCGATGCAGCAGCAGCCCATGGTGCCGCAGCCTGTTCCTGCCGACCCTGTCGCGCAGTCGAACATGGAGTTCCTGCGGGAGCGCGCCACCCGAACCCCGAACCGTAGTGCCGGAACCACAGAGCCTCGGGCACCGCGCCAGAGGATGAGTTTTGAGGACAGGCTTCGCGGCCAACTCGTAAATGATGGAGTCATCTGATGAGTAGCAGTGTCGATTGGGCTCGTTCTATTGCAACGACGATTGTCAACCATCTTCGCGAAGAAGAGATTGCGTCGTTGCGGAAGTACAAGTTCTTTGCCGCGCTTGAGGGCGCCGGTCAGATCCGCACCAACATGAGTGGGCGCGGTTTCGACTGGGAGATCCAGTACAGAAACCATAACCCGAGCGGTAACAATGGTGAGACGCCGCGGTCGTTCGCTCGCGAGAACCTCTGGAAGAAGGCCGAGCTGGAGTACCGTGGCGCGCAGGTCACGGACGCGATCTACAAGCGTGAAATGCTTGAGAACCGCTCGGCCCAGGCTCTCATCAACGTGGCCGGCAAGATGTCGAACCGTCTGCTCACCAGCATGGAGCAGTACCTTGCCAAGGAATGGATCGTTGACGGTTATGCGTCGGGCAACGAGCTGCGGTTCCACGGCATTGAGTCGTTCATGAGTGCGACCCAGACGATCAACGTCAACACCGCGGCCACGGGCCGGACGGCTGACGGCGCGGATCCGTTCTTCTACCCGAACGACACCTACGCCGGTCTTTCGACCGTCTTGGGCGCGTACGGCGGCTCGGCTCCGACTGTGGGCTCTTGGCCCAACGGCAACGCTGATCCGGAGTTCGATTTCTTCAGCCCTGTGATTGTGAACGCCGACTCGTCCTACTTCGGTGGAACGAGCTGGTCCAGCAACTGCGTGAAGGCTGTGCGTGAGGCGATCCACCAGACTCGCCGGAACGACAGCAAGGAAGATCAGGTGGACATGGTGCTGTTCGACCGGCGCCTGTACATCGACTTCCTCAACGCCCTGGATGCCAAGGAGCGGGTGGTCGTCAGCCGCACCAACGGCCTCCGGAGCTATGGCTTCACCGATGTGTTTGAGCTGGACGGGGTGGAAATCTCGGGGGAAAATTCTGTCCCCGCGAACACGGGCTACGGTCTTGCCGTTGGCAACATCGAACTCCTGTGCATGGAAAACCAGCTCATGGTGAGCGAGGGACCGTTTTACGACGAGCTGACGCAGCAATTCCGCTACGTGGTTTCGACCCTCGGCAACTTGAAGTTCAAGTCGCCGCGTAACTTCTTCAAGATCGTTGTCTGAAAGCGAGGTACTGACAGATGAGTCTCTTTGACGATCCGCCGTTCGCACTTGGGCAGACCCTCGGGGTTTCGTCCGCTTCTGACGGCACGGGCATTGTCGGGGAAATCAAGACCTTCCCTGACGTCAATCCGCGAACTGGTCAGGTCCGCAGCAATCGGCTGAAGACCTGCATCGCAGTCCGCAACAGCTCGGGCGCTACCTTGCTCGGCAAGCGGGCGGTGGCGTTCGCGGCTGGCAGCTTCACCGCTGTCAGTGGCTACACGCGGCTGACCAACGATGCGGTGGCCGGCGTTGTGGATGAGTTCCTGCCATCGACGGGCGTTGCCGCGAATGATGTGTTCTGGGTGACGGTTCAGGGTCCGACCGAGCTGCTTGTCGGCCAGACCGTGGCTGTTGGTGATGTTGTGGCTGCTGCCACGGCTAACATCACCAACGCCACGGACTCGGCGGGCACCGGCGGCTACGGTGCTACGGTCAGCGTGACTGTCGCTCCGCAGGTCGGCCGCATCGGTCGGGTGGTGTCGGGCACCACCAACAACGTCAGCATCATCGCCAGCGTCGTCCAGATTTGAGGGGGCAACTAAATGGCAGCGGACGATTCCGTTCGACAGAAGATCATTATCGGCCTTGCTGATGAGCAGGCCGGCAATGAGATCGGCAATGTCGTCCGGCACACCACGGGCACCTCTAGCGCGCTCACGGTCGGGGCAACCACGCTCCGCCTGGGCGTAACCGGAGGCACCCTGGCGTTCTTTGGTGGCACGGGTTCGACCCGGGCAACCAGTGCGGCCGTGACGGACTTTGGAACCTTGAAGACTGCCCTTCAGAACTACGGCCTGATCGGCACCTGACATTTTGCCCTTCGCGGGCAATCGGGGGACGCCGCTGGCGGGGCAACCTGTCAGCGGCGTTTTCTGTATATGGAACCAGCAATCCAAAACCTTGACTTCCTGCGGCAGCTCATTGCCGAGGCGCGTATGGACGAGGCCATGCCAGACATGGCCCGCCTGCGAATGCTGACAGGCTTCGGCATGGGCACCGACTCGCTCACCACGGAACAGGAGGACCGATGAGTTCCATGATGCGGCCAACGGCCAACAGGCCGACGCAGAACACCTACGGGGCGCAGCCGCCCTCCATGAATCAATACAAGCCCGGCCAAGCGCAGCCGCAGCAGCAGTCGCAGGGCACGCCCTATCAGGCGTACACCCCGAACGCGAATGAGCGGCCACAGTATGGCCAGCAGCCGAGCGCCCCTCGCCGTCCGGACTTTGCACCGCCGTCTAGGCCGCTGCCGCTCGGTGGCGACACCATGTACGCGGGTGGCACGCCTTACTTCAACGAACGCACTGGTCAGGCCACGCCCAATTGGTCAGCTCCACAGGGGGCCAATGAGCGGATCTCCCCCATGCAGCCGCCGCCTTTCCAGATGGCGCCGGCCCAGACTCCTTGGGGGGCCAGCATGGACCCGTTTGCGGAGCGGGATGCGTTCGTCAACCAGATCAACCAGCAGCGGATGCAGAATCAGATCGCCTTCAATTCCGGCGGGCCGACGAACCCTGCCGCTGGAATGAATCCCGGCATCGACTACCAGCTTGCCATGCAGCAGGCGGGTCTTGCCGGTGGCGCTCCATCCATGTCACCTGAGTATGGCGACAGCCTGATCGCGCGGCTCAACAGCCAGTTTGGCGGCTCGCCGCAGCAAAACCTAAGCTACGGAAACCCCAGCGCAGTAAGAAATGTCCCCGGGTCGCCATTCCCCGAGACAGTGCTTCGCGATGGCGGCAGGCAGTACTACACCTGGGCGCTTAACAACCCCAACGATCCGCGGTCGGCTTCAATCATAGCGAATTGGGAAGATCGCCAGGCCGGTCGCCCTGCGCCGACCATTGCCCCGCCATCGCCAGACGCCTTCCAGCCAGGTTTCTCCAGCCCTGGTGCCCCGCAGCAGCCCGCCTACTACCCCGGCGGAACGATGAACGACGGGTACGGCATGGGCGGGCAGCAGGGACCAGCGCCCGGGTACGGCACGCCTCCAGAACTCCGCGGCGGTATCGGGACAGTAATGGGCTTCCCTGACATCAACGGCGACGGGGTGGACGACCGCGACCAGGGCCTCCCCGGCTGGGGAGCCCCGCAACGTCGCACGCGATCTATAAACGAAATTGCGGGAGACTTCTACGACCCAAACCCGGGCAGCTACAAGCCCATGGTGGTTAGTTACTGGCACAACCCGCAGACCGGCGAGGAGTTCAGCGGCACCGGTCTTTCTCCTCGCCCGGGGACCGGCTGGGTGGGGGGGAAATTTCCGTTGTCCCGACTGCGTGACGAACTGGATAAGGCGGAGCGCGATGCGGCGTCTCCGCCGCGCATGTGGGACGAAGCGAAGAGAACGTGGGGGGAAGCCTTCCCCGGCGCCGCGGAGCAGTACGCGCAGCAGGCCGAAGGACTTCGCAGACAGATTGCGGAGATGGAGGCTCAGGGATCCCCGCAGCGGCCCCAAGGTACTGCCGGGTACGAATACGGCAATTATGGGCTCCCAAGCCAAGCCATTCCCATCGCTCCGCCGTCTCAGGGGACACCGTACCGCCCCACCCAGCCCGCGTATCAGCCGCCGGCCGAGGGCACCATCCGCGTTGACCATGGAACCGGCAAGGCTGTCACCTACAGCAACGGACAGTGGAAGTGGCGACCCAACCCGGTGAGTGGCGTAGTTGCTTATGACGTATCGCGGTTTGGGGACGGCCCTCCCGCACCGCCGTCGCGACAGCCCTTGCCGCCGCCACGCCCCGCCGAGGACGACTTCTTTGTAGGCAACTGGGGGACGCCACCTGCTACTCCAGTCGCGTCCGAAAAGCCATTCGCGAAGCCCGGCAGCAGCCAAGGCATCTGGAAGGAGTACCTGTCCACGCCTAGCGTGCGCGAATGGGCGCTGAACTCTGACGGGCCTGCCGCGGAGAACGCCAGACAGAAAATGATGGAACTAGGGATGATGCCTCCGTCCCTTCCCGGCCAAGCGAACCCAGTCGCTCCGCCGTCGCGCGGGACGCCGTACGAAAACCCATTTGCGCAGCCCGGCCGCAGCCTGCATTCGTCCGAACAAGCCGAAGCGATGCGTCAGATGCAGCAAACTGGCATTACCTACCCGCCTGGGCTTTCGGCAAAACAGAAGTCAGCTTTCAACGAGAGGGTTCGCCAATCGCAGCAAGCCGTCGCTGGATATCCGGCCGGCAGATCGGGCCGCCGGGACATGAAACGCAACCAAGCGTTGGCCCGATAAGTCACTTGACCAAATGAGTGTACTTTAGTACACTGCACACTCCCCCCGAGGTGTACTATGCAGCAGAAGTTCAACGTCGGCTTTGTCACCTTCTCCTACGGCGGCAACGGCGGCATCTCCTCTGAAGTCCCTGACATTCGGGAATGGATGACACCGCTGGTTGTGGAGCTGTCCCGCGACCCGCGTATCGACCAGATCCGCGTCTGGAACCTCGCGGACACGCCGATCACCATGACCAGAAACCGCGCCGTCCTGCAGGCCCGGGAGTTCGGCGTGGATGTCTTGGTGATGATCGACTCGGACATGAAGCCGGACATCAACGCCGGCCAGTCCGACGCCAAGCCGTTCTTCCAGTCGTCGTTCGACTTCTTGGTGGACCACTACCACAAGGGCCCATGCATCATTGGCGTTCCGTACTGCGGGCCTCCCCCGGTGGAGTGCGTGTACGTGTTCCGGTGGCAGAACATCCAGACCGGCCACCCGAATCCCGACTTCCAATTGGAAATGTACGACCGCCACACGGCCGTGAAGATGTCGGGCATTCAGGAATGCGCTGCTCTGCCGACCGGCCTGATCATGTACGACATGCGGGTCTTTGACCTTACGGAACCGAAAGACGATCAGGACAAGCCATGGTTCTATTACGAATTCAAGGACCGCTTCCAGGCTGACAAGGCATCGACCGAAGACGTCACCATGACCCGTGATGTCTCGCTTGTCGGCACGCAGAAGCTGGGCTTCAACCCGGTCTACTGCAACTGGGACGCTTGGGCTGGTCATTGGAAGCCCAAGTGCGTGGGCAAGCCGCAATACATCCAAGCCAAGGATGTCAGCGCCAAGCTCAAGGACTGCTGGGAGTGCAACTACGAAGCCGGCGCCACGCTTGTTGACCTGAAGCAGGATGCCCCGTTCGACGACATGGGGATGGACCTTCCGGACGCCGATAAGGCCGCACTGCAGGCGATGATTGGCGACTTCATCCAAGAACACAACCGAGCGCCGACCGTCCTTGAGGTTGGGTCTTGGGCTGGGCTCTCGGCGATTGTAATGGCCAGGGCAGGTGCCGCCAGCGTCTATTGCGTTGATACGTGGGAAGGCAACAAGAACGACGCGGGGACGAAACGCTACGACGGCAGTCGGGGCTCGCCCTTCCAGGTCTTTTTGCGAAACACCCAAGGACTCCCGATCACACCGCGCGTTGGCCGCTCTCCCGGCGTGGCAGAGCATGTCCCCGGCCAGTACGACATCGTCTACATCGACGCCGAGCATGATTGCGAATCCGTGATGAAGGACATCGCGGCGTGGAAGCCCAAGGCCCGCCACATCCTGGCTGGGCATGACTACCACTGTTTCCCTTCCGTCCAGAAGGCTGTGCTGGACTCTGGCTTGAAGCCGGAAGTCACCGGCAACGTGTGGCGTGTCCGACTATAAGGTCTGCATCAGCTGCGGGACGTCGCTCCCCGCCACCACGGCGAACTTCCATAAGGCCAAGGACGGCTTTCACTCCCGCTGCCGGAAGTGCCGCAACAAGAAGATCCGCCAAGACCGCAAGGGCAAGCGGAACAAGAAGCTGGAGGAGATTGAACGCGGGGCGGTTGATCTGTTCATTGCCGCGGCCAGGATCGGCGGGGCCAACATCCCCCACTCGTCTGAGCTGCTGGAGTGCCTCATGGAGTACTCCGGTGGCGTGCGAGGGTTCGCGAACATGTACATGAAGCAGTACTACGACGCGCCGGTTGGTGGTGCGTTCCGAACCAAGATGCTTGATTCCGTTGTCCGACTCATCGTCGGCAACACGGCTATGGGCGGCGCCAAGAAGCCGCTTGAGCTGATGAGCGAAGAGGAGCTTGAGGCTGAACTGCGGCGGCAAGTCTTGGAGGCCGCTATGACCATGCAGAAAGTAGAGGTTGTGGATGAAGTGCGAAACCTGCCGCTGGTGGCACCAGCTGAACAAGGAGATGCAGGAAGCGGGGATCGGCCTGTGCAAGAGGTTCCCGCCAAGCTGGTTGAACGAGAACACCTGCGCTTACCCGGTGACCCCGCGCACGGATAGTTGCGGCGAGTATGAAAAAGCGACACCCCAAGATCCCGCCGCCGCCAGTGCCTGAAGGTCCGGTCGCCGGGCTTACGCAGCACGCACTGTCGCAGATGAAGGACGTTCAGGCCGAACTGGCCGAACGTCGCCTAGAGGCATTGCGTCTGTGGGTTCCTATGGCAAAGCAAGAAGAGTTCCACGCCTGCATGGCTTCTGAGCGACTGGTAATCGGCGGCAACCGCAGCGGCAAGTCTGCGTGTACGTTCATTGAGGACGCTCGCGCCGCCACTGGCCAAGACCCTCACGGCAAGTATCCCAAGGAAGGCGGAAACTTGGTGATCATCGGCAAGGGCTGGACCCACATCGGCATGGTGGTCTACCCCATGCTCTTCAAGGCCGGCGCGTTCCGCATCATCAAAGACGAGGTCACGGGCAAGTGGCGTGCCTTCAACCCCAGCACGGACGAGGCTCGCAAGAAGGAGTCCAAGCCTGCCCCTCCATTGATCCCGCCGCGAATGATCAAGGACATGGCGTGGACGCAGAAGAACGCCGGCTACCTCAACAAGGCCGAGCTGACCAACGGGTGGACGATCTATTGCTTCTCCTCCGAGGGCGAGCCGCCGCAGGGCTTTCAAGCCGATCTTGTCCATATAGACGAGGACGTTTCCAACGAGCGGTGGATCGGTGAAATGCAGGCCCGGCTCTCTGACCGCAAGGGGCGATTTGTGTGGTCGGCCATGCCGTGGTCGAAGAATGACGCGCTCTTGGGGCTGTGCGAGCGTGCCGACCGCGCCGAGGAGGAAGGCAAGAAGGATGCGATCATCCGGAAGTTTGTCCTTCGCTTCTTGGACAACGCGCACATCGACCAAGAGGAAAAGAAGAAGAACATCGAACGCTGGTCGTCTCTCGGCCAAGACGAACTCCGCATGCGTGCCGAGGGCGAGTTCACCACCGAATCCACGCTCATGTACCCGTCGTTCAATCCCTCCGTGCATGTCATGGAGCGGTCGGAACTTCCCGATGGGCGGGTGCCTGCGAACTGGACTCGGTATGTCTCCATCGACCCGGGCCATGCGGTGATGGCGACGATATTCGCCGCAGTTCCACCCGACGAGAAGTTTGTCCTGGTCTACGACGAGCTGTACATACGCAATTGCAACGCCTTGATCTGGGGCGAGGAGTTCTGGAAGAAGGCCCAAGAGCAGCACATCCACTGCGGCATCTTGGACATGCACGGCGGGTCGCTCCGTGACCTCGGGTCTGGGCGGCTTCCCCATGAGCTGTACTCCGAGCAGCTGAAGAAGCGGGGGCTCAAGTTCCACATTGGCGGGACGAACTTCATCCCGGGCTCCGACGACATCGCAGCCCGCACCGCGCTTGTTCGCCAGATGCTTCATATCCGCGGAGATGGGACGACGAAACTCCGCTTCCTGAGCGGCGCATGCCCCAATCTGCTCCGCGAGATGCGCCGTTACCGCAAGAAGACGACCACCGTCAACGGGCAGGTGTTTGTGACCGACGAGCCCCAGACCAGGGGCGAGGTCCATGCCTGCCAGACGCTTGAGTACCTCTGCGCCTACGAACCGAAATACCACACTCCCCCCAGGACATACGGCCCCGAGCCTTGGTGGGTGAAGTGGCAGGCTGACCGCCGACGCCGTCAGCGTGAGTCCAGGGATCCCTGTGTCATCTTGGGGCCAATAGGAAAAGCGCGATGAACGAATATCAGATGCCGTCTGCCGAGCTGGGTGAGTGGGTTCTGTTCTATCCTCACCATGACGCCGAGCCGAACATCGGCGTGGTGACCAAGGTGTCGTCGCGGACGCTGACGATCTGGGTGATCGCCCCGAGCCTGGGCGGGACCGAGAAGTCCTCGGTCCACCATGTCACCGATCCCGGGGTCAACGAGTTCCCTGACTGGAAGCGTTTTGGTTTCTGGGAAACCAAGCCGCGTGACCCCAAGATGGCCATTTTGGCCGAGAAGGTGGCCATGCTGGAGCGAAAGCTGGAGGCCATTGACCCCAAAAAGGCCAAGTAAGGGCATTGGTCAGTAGGAGACTTTGATGGCCGACGACAATCCCCTGCGCCCCATTGTGAAGCGGTGGCTTGAGTGCATCAAGCAGGCCGAGAAGCACAAAAAGCCCTTCAACGATGACGCATCGGAGGCCATGGCGTTCTATGCGTCAGACCCCGATGCGATGTGGAAGGACGCCTACGCGCGAGGGGAACGCGGCTACAACCGTGGGCTGGACGCGCCGGCGTTCCGGATGAGTGTCAACCGCGTGTGGGAGGCTGTTCGTCTCTTTACCGCGGTGATCCACCACCGGAACCCGGCTCGGACGGTCAACCCGCGGGACTATCCCATGGTTGGCCCTGCGCTCTTGGGAGTGAATCCCGGGCCTCCTGTTCCGCAGATGGGCCCCAACGGGCCCGTCATCGGCCCAGACGGCCAGCCGGTGATGATGCCAGACCCCCAGGTCATGGCATACCAGCAGGCCGTCCAGCAGCAGCAGTTCATGCAGGAGCGCCGGAAGGTCGTCAGCAAGCTCCTTGAGGACTACCTGAACTACACCCCGAACGAGTTGGATCTCAAGCGGCACTCGCGGAAGGTGGTTGAGGAGGCGTTCATCAAGGGCGCCTCAGTGTGGTGGCATGAGCTGTACACGCCCCCCGGGGCGAACACCAAACTGGCCGGCTCGTTCTTTGACTCCATTGACAACCTTGTCTGGGATCCGGACGCAGACGAGTATGAGGACATCCGCTGGGCCGCCCGTCGCAGGGTACAGCCTGTGGATGAGGTGGCCGCCAAGTTCGGCGTGTCCCGAGACGACCTCAAGGGACATCTGGAGTCGTACTCCGAGCGCGCCGACGAGGGTGAACGCGGGTATGAATACAAGCGCAAGACCGGCAAGACCAACGACCTGATCTGCTACTGGGAGATTTATTCCAAGACAGGCTTTGGCGACCGGCTCAAGGACGCCGACAAGGATCTGCGTGGCAAGTTCGACGCCCTTGGGCCGAACTGCTACATCGTCGTCGCCGAGGGCGTTGACTTCCCCCTGAATGTCCCGCCGGCCATGCTGGCTGAAGAGGTGGACGAAACCGGCGTACCGCCGACGATGTTCATGAATGCTCAGTGGCCCATCCCCTTCTGGGCGGAGCCGAACGGCTGGCCGTTCACATTGCTCGGGTGGCACGGCAAGCCCGGCTACTCTTGGCCTATCTCTCTGATCCGCCCGGGAATCGGGGAATTGCGATTCATCAACTGGGCGATGTCGTTCTTGGCAACGAGGATTGCGACTTCCAGCCAGACGCTCATCGGCGTCAGCAAGGCCGCGGATCCTGATCTCAAGGCCAAGATCCTTGAGAAGAACGAGGGCGGCTTCAAGATCGTTGAAATCTCCGAGGCCATCGGCCGGTCGGTCAACGACGTTCTGTCAGTGTTCAACATGCCCGGCGTCACATCGGACATGTGGAACATCATCGCCGAAGTCACCGCGCTCTTTGATCGCCGGGTGGGTTTGACAGAACTCATCTACGGCATGTCGCGGGCATCCTTCCGAAGCGCTGCTGAAGCTGCCGTGAAGAGCGAGCAAATCTCGGTCAGGCCCGACGACTATGCGAACACGCTGGAGGACGCCCTGTCCGAGGTCGCCCGCAAGGAAGCGCTGCTTGCAAGGTGGCTGATCTACCCGCAGGACGTCGCGCCGATCCTTGGAAACCTTGCCGCCCAGGCGTGGGCCATGCACGTGCAGAGCGAGGATCCCGAGGCCATTGTTCGGGAGTACTCCTACCGCGTCGAAGCCGGCAGCATGCGGAAGCCCAACATCGCCACTCGCACCGAGAACATGAACAACTTCATGCAGGTCATGATGCCGGTGGCGCAGGGCATGCTGCAGGCCGGACAGCCCGACCTTTTCAACGGCCTCATGGCCGCGTGGGGCAAGGTCAACCAGATGGATGTGTCGGGGTTTGTCGTCCCGCCGCCTCCTCCGCCACCGCCACCTCCTGGCCCACAAGAGCCGCCTCCACCCCCGCAGGGACAGTAGTTTCTTATGGACATCCCTTTTGAGGTCCGTCAACTCGGACGCGAAGCAGAAGACACCTACACCAAGGCCCTGCCCTACGGGGAGCGGTGGGCCATTATGGTCGCGCTGCAATGCCCTCCAGGGACCAAGGGCACCGACCGCGCCTACATGGAAGGCCGGCTGAACAACCAGCAGCTCAACGACATGCCCGAGCGGCAGGCCAAGTACGTGGCCGCCGAGGCCCGCAAGGCCGGCATCAACATCTCGGGCAAGTACTACTGCGGCGGAGTGGCTGACGGCCGGGGTTGGCGAGATCCCGAAGCCTGGGTGTCGTCCAACGACGACGTTCTTCGGGTGGCGAAGAAGCGCCGCATGTCGGTGGCCGGAAGCGTGAACTACGACCCCGGCCCTGCCCCGCCCCAGAGGAAACTGATCTCCGAAAGCATTGTCCGAGATGAGGTGCGTCGGGAAAAGAGACGCAACCCCTCCGCCAAGACGGAAGAGATTCGCGAACGAGTGATTGAGAAACACGCCTACAGGGTCAAGAACCGATGAGCGAGATCGCCAGACACTTTACGACCGGGTCCGTCCTTATTGCCTCCACGGCCTCGGCCACCAGCAGCACTCCGCGATTCCCCTTTGGCCGTTATGCCGGCGGAGGCGTGATCATCGGCAACACGGGTGGTGCCACCCAGATTTCTTGGCATGCCGCTGCTGCGGCTGAAGACGTCCCCAGGCCGATCTACGCCGATGGCTCCGCGGTCACCACTTCCGTGACGGTTGGTTGCCTGCCGATTCCGGACGCCTGCTTCGGCTTCCCGTTTGTGGCTCCCATCATCACGGGCGGAACCACCTGTGCCATGACCGTCTGCGTCAAGGGTTGACCGCATGCCGATGAACAACCGGCTCCTGCGGCCGAGACAGACCACACACCCTGAAGCAGCGGACTGGGCGGCCCGCGTCGTCGCCAACGGCGGAAGCGTCAGCGGTGCTACTCTGTCGGCCGTGAGTCGTTTCTGCCGCCGGATCGACGCTGCAGCCGGGCTGCGAGCAAAGTTCAGACGTTTGAGTCTCATGTGCGGCGACAATCTTTCGGCCGCACTGGTTCCCCTCTACAGAAACTCCAGCAGCACAGACACACAGTTGGGCGGGTTAACGGACTCCAATGTCGCAGTTAGCGGTCAATCGCCGTTCGTTTCTGGCGACTACACGCTGACCGGAGGACTCGTCGGAACGGGAAACGCCTATCTTGACACCGACCTAGACCCTGCCGACATCACCGCCACTACCGGCCACATCGCGGTTTATCACAAGGGCGCGACAGTAACGGACACCACAACACGGTATCTGATAGGCTCGGCTTCAGGCTCTGATTTCTTTTTATTGGCGGTTCGCGCTAACGCTGGGCTCGCCCAAAATCGCGTCATATTTGGCGGGGGAACTTTTGTCAACGTCAACGAGTCATCCAGCGCGTGGCCTGGCGGCCTGCGCACCGTCACTCGCAGCGGCGATACAGATCTAAAAGTTTATCGCGGCGCGACTGAAACCGGCTCGTCCGCCGCCGGCGTAACGCCTGGCACTCATCCCAACGATTTGTGGATTTTTGCGCTGAACTCGGCAGGCACACCCGTATCGGTTTCATCTGCGACGATCTACGCATACAGCATCGGCGCGGCACTTACGGCCGACGATGTTGCGGCATACAACACGGCGATGACTGACTTTCAAACTGCCATCGGAAGGACAACGTGAATCTGACAGATTTAGCGTTGCCGATCAGTTACGCCGACTCGTCGGCACTGGTGCTGGTATTCTCGCGTCCGATTGCCGAGCGGCTGGCGGAACTACACGCACAGTTCGGCACGCCCAACTGCGTCCCCGTCGCCGGGCAACTCGCGGATGGGCGGTGGTTTTTGTCGGCGCGTGTTCTAACAGAGGTCGGCCCTGGCGGATTGCTCCATGCCATGTGGCAGGCGGCAGACCAGAGCATTCTCGGACAGGCGGTGGAGGTAATGCCCTGGTCGGATGTCGCGGCTTTGCTGCCGCGCAAGCCGGTGGATTAGTTGCGCTCTTCACCTCAGATCGGATCGTTCCATTTTTGAAATTCTGGTGCAGGCGTTCGCCTTTATGACGCCTGAGATCATGGCGCAGGTGGAGGTGGTGCCGATGAGCGAGGTGGCGGGGCTGGTGGTTAGCGAAACCCCCCAAGAGTGACATTGATATGTGGTGGACCGGAAGCGCGATTGATCGTCTCAGGCGTGCCCTGCTGGTTCCGCAGTGTTTGTCTGTTTACCCCAGGAGCAAGACCGTGCCCAATCAGTTGACCTATTCGATTGTGGCCGCCCCTGCGTCCGATGTGGACGTTGTTGAGCGGCTGCTGACCGTGACCGTAGACGGGGAGTCGTCTTCCAAGGCGTACCCCGGCGATACCAGCAAGTTCGATGAGTTGACCGTCTCGCAGGGGGCGAACGTCATCCTCTCGCTGGTGGACGTCGATGACGCGGGAAACCGCTCTGGCGCCGCCACTCTGGCGTTTGAGGCCCTGGACACCATCCCGCCGGCTGACCCCAGCGGCCTGGGCGTGACGCTCGTTTCGGAGTCCTGATCGGTTTTGGTGCCCCTTCAGGCTCTTCCCCGGGCCTGAAGGGGCACTTGTCTGTAGGCCCGTGACCTATTTGTGATCCATTTCCATGGCCTACCTGACCTACTTCGATCTCGTTGAATCGCTGATCACCTCGTCCTACGGCGGCCCCCAGGACGCGGAGCAGCGGGACATTCGCACGGCCATACACCGGGCGTACAGCGAGCTGACGACGATCAGGGACTGGTCCTACTACCACGTGCATGGCCGGGTGATCACCTCGGCGCCCTACAGCACGGGAACGGTGACATCGTCAGGGACATCTGTCGCGCTCGCTGGCGGCACGTGGCCGGCATGGGCTGGCACCGGCGCGTACCTCAAGATTGGCGACGAGATTTGCCGGGTGGCCTCGCGCACCAGTGATACTGTCGTCGTCTTGGATCCCACACTGTCCCTCAAGGCCAACGTCACTGGCGCACCATACACGCTGTATCGCACCGTCTACCCGCTGCCGTCCGACTTCCGAAACATGGACGAGCCATCAGACGAATACAACTGGTGGTCTGGCATGTACCTCACGCCGGACGAGGCGATGAAGGTGGAGCGGGTTAACAACTCCTCCGGAGAGCCCTACCACTGGACGGTCATCAAGGATCCGGACTCCACGGGATGGGCCATCAAGTTGATCGGCTACCCGTCCGCTGTGGAGACGATTGACTTCACGTACCGCCGAACGGCTCGGCCGATTCGATGGAGCGGTCATGAGACGGGCGTGCGGATTTCCAGCGCGTCAGTAAACGAAGACAGCGTGGCCACTTGGTCTGCGCCCAACCCTGCCGTGCCGGTTAACGCGAACGGCTCCATCGTCAGGCTTGGCACCGGATCCGCGTACCCGGGCCCCATCGAATCCATGTCGCCATACGTTGCGGAGGCGAAAATCACGGCAGTCCAAGGGGCCCGCCAAGTGCTTGCGGCCGGGCTGGCGGGCGACCCGCCGACCACGTACTCCGCCACGGCCGCCATTATCACTGACCCAATCGACATCCCGGCCCACATGTACGGAGCCATGGACTCCGCTTGCGACTACTTCTTGGCAAGAATTCGCGGACAGAAGACAGACGCTGCGTTTGCGATGTACCAGCGGGATCTCAGGCTCGCGATGGAGATGGACCAGCTCGCACCGCTTTCCGGACGGTCGTCTCAGGTCTGGCATGACGGCGGGTGGCGGTCGCCCCTGAAGGTGGACAGAGGATGATCATCATCAGCAAGTGGGCCGGGCTGGCTACCAACGTCAGCCCGTACGCCATTCCTCCCGGGGCTGCAGTCACGCAAGTGAACGTGCAGTGCATCAACCCCGGCCAGCTGACGGTGCGCGGAGGCGTGACGTCCATGTCTTGGACGACCCACACTGGGACGACGGTGCCCATCACTACGCTTCAGCGATTCCAGAGCGGCACGCTGGAGACTGTGATCTACCAGAACGCATCCGGCGCCCTCTTCTATGCGAAGGGCCCGACATGAACATCGGCGGCGCCACGCTCACTGGGTCTACCAAAGTTTCCTTCTTTAAGGGGCCGTACAAGTACATCTATGGCGTGAACGGCGGCGGGCGAGGAATCCGTTGGGGTGGCTCTGGCAACGCCGAGTACATCGGGATGCGGGCTCCCACCACGGCGTTAACCACGGTTGTCACCGCTGCCACTGCCAACATCGTCGCCGCCGTCCAGGTCGTTGCCCAAGGAAGTGGATACTTCCAGCCGCCCGTGGTGACGTTTTCTGGAGGCGGCCTGACAGACGGTCACACCGGGCACGCGCAGGGTTTGGCGCGGTTGAAGAACGGTGGCGTGGCCGGCGTCATTGTGACCAAGGCCGGGGTGTCCTACACAGGCCGCCCGCAGATTTCGTTCTCGGGTGGCCGAGGATCAGGCGCCACCGTCACTGTCGGAGTCGATGGCAGTCTTGGTGCTGTGATACCCACGGCGTCAGGTTCTGGGTACACCAACGGCGCCACCATTGCATTCTCAGGCGTAACCGATGCCATCGCCGAGGTGGACATCACGGCAGGCCGCGTGAGCGGGATTCGGGTTGTGAATCCTGGGAGCGGGGCTACGACCACTGCGTCGGCGACTATCTATGCCGTCAGCGGAGGAACCAACGCCACCGCCAAGTGCGTGATGTCCTACGCCGTCACCGCGATTACGGTGTCTGGAGGGACAGGCTACGCAGGTATCGTCCCGGTGCAGTTCTCGTCCATCAGCGGTTCTGGTGCTGCGGCCTACTGCACGGCCAACTCCTCGGGCGCTCCGACGAACCCTGTGATCACCTCTCGCGGCGCCTATGCAGTTGCGCCCACGGCGTCCGTAGATGGCACCACCGCCAGGGCCGAGGTCTTGATTCGCGCCCCGATCAAGGGCTCTTACCGTTGCGGGCTGAGATACCTGGACGCCACTGCTATTGAGGATGGCGGGCCGGTGCCCAGCAACCTTTCGGAACTGGTGACAGTCGAAGCCAGCACGGGTGTGGCGACGATTGGCTGGCGCTGGGAAAACGCCGCCGCGGACACCCGCGCCGAGGCCGTGGAGTTGTGGCGAACAAGCGCCAACCAAGCGGTCGTCCTGTATCGCATCGCTCTTTTGGAGAAGACCGGCGGCGTTCTGCCGACGTCCTACGAAGACTCCATGGACGAGGCCACGCTGATCGACCCCAGCCGGCCCGGGTTTGGCATCCTTCCGATCACGCTGCCGTCAGGGCAGCTCAACGCCTATCGATTCGGCACGCCACCCACGGACATGGAAGACGCCTGTTGGTTTCAGGACCGGGCGTGGTACGGCGTCAACACCAATGGGACGCGACCGAACACGCTGATGTTCTCGGAGATTGACGAGGCGGAATCCGTCCCAGACATCAACGAGATCATCCTCCAGAACAACACGGGTTCGCAGGATCGGGTCGTTGGGCTGATGCCCTACGGGGCCATGCTGATCGTTGCCCAAGAGCGGCACATGTATCGCCTGACCTATGTCGCCCAGCCGGTCATTGATGCGGCCGTCACCCTGGCCGGGTATCGCGGCCTGCTGCACAAGCGGTGCTGGACGACGTTTGAGGGCGGGATCTACTGCGTCGATTCCTTCGGGATGTACGCCTTCGACGGCTCGTCCATTGAGCCCCTGTCGGTGGCAGTGGACAACTACTGGCGTGACGGGATCATCGACTTCTCCAAGTCCGTGAACTTCTTTGTCCAAGCCGACCCCACCGCGAGGGTCATCCGATTCCACTACTGCAAGTCCTCGGATGGCTCCATTCCCCCGCGGGCGTTGTGCTATTCCTTGGCTACGAAAGCGTGGTGGGAGGAGACATACGCTCAAGGGATTGGAGCCGCGACGGTGATCAGGCTGGGCGGCAAGCAGTCGCTGGTGGCCGGCGGTGCGTCTGGAAGTCTCCTCAAGCCCAACACGGGCCTTGTGGACTCGGTCAGTGGATCGACGGCTGCGGTTCCATACCAGTTCCGTACCGGACCTTTGGCGATCATTGACGAGCCGACGAGGCAGATTGGAGTCCTCTACCAGCCGACAGCCTCCACGGCGTCCTTGACACTCAACGTCCACTACAACAACTCGGCCACGGCGCGTGCGAATGCCGTCCAGTCCGACCGTGGTGAAGGTGCTGTCGCGACCAGCGGTGGTGTCGTCATTGACATGCGGGCTGCGCGATCAGCTCTGGGCGACTCCAACGGCTACACCACCGCCCGCTACTCGGGCCGAGCCAATGACCGCTCGGCAGGTGGCGACCGGCATTTGGCCGTTGATATTTCTGGATCTCAGGCCGCTGCCGCCGTTGTCCTGCACGGCATTACGGTCGGCGGGGTGACGGCCTGATGTTTACCCAGCAGGCGAACCAGCTCTCTAGCGCCCTGTCGATGACGCCTGGGGCGCAGCAGAACCAAGCGCTCCTGCAGGTGTTCGCCAACTGCATTCAGGGCCTGCGCACCAACGGCCCCGTAGCAATCAACTCGGGGGCCGGCAGACGCCCGCCACCGGGAGGCGTGATCACTACCCCTCCAGGGCTGGGAAACGTCACCAACACCTACGACATCAACGACATCACCAATCAGAATCTCTGGCAGTACCTGTACGGGGACACCAACAACAACATCAACAGCTACCCGCGGAACGTGTGGAACGTCAACAACTACAACAATCCATACACCAACAACAACTACTTCACGCAGAACATCAGCAACAACACCACCAACCAAGGTGGCAACACGGCAAACTACTTCGGCGGGGACACGTTCTACGGGGATGAGTACCTCACCAACAACACGTTCAACAACTCTCAGAACTTCAACCTCTTTAACAACAACGACTACCAGACCTACAACGACTACACCAGCGTCAACAACAACAACGTCAACAACAACAACGTGACTGAGTGGTACAACAATCAGTACACCGACAGCAGCTACAACGATTTTTCGACGACGCTAGAGACGACGCAGAACCTCTACAACAACACGCACAACAACTTTGAGGGCGACAGCTACTTTGAGAACGTGGTGAACCAAGGCGATGTCACCAACCTGTCGAACGTGGTGAATCAAGGCGACGTCATCAACGAGGGGGGCACCTACCTCACCGAAGAAAAGGTTTTCATCACCAACAACGACAACACCGTCAATCTGGCGACCTACGTGCAGAACACGGTCATCAACATAATAAACGGCGGCCTCCCGGGCGGCCCTCCCGTGGCGCCCCTCCCCCGGGCCGGCTTCACCGGCACGCCCGGCAAAATCACGGTAAAAGTGCCCAAAAAGAAGTTTAACGCCGACACCTGCGCGCTTGATGACGACGGAACCGTGGATGTGGCGGCCGACTTTACGCCTGCTGGCGTTGTGACGCTGCAGGCCCCCTGACGGGCATTAGTCAGTAGGAGACAACCATGCTTTCGCGCCCGAACAACTACACCTTTCACGGCAATCCGGTTTCTCAGGCTGCGGCCGTAGCGGCGCACCGGGCCGACCGGCAGGCCCAAGGGCAGATCGGGGCCGCAAACGCGACGGCGCAGGGGCAGGTCGGCGCCGCCCGGCAGCAGGCGATAGGGAATCTGTACAACCAGCCGGCCAACATGTACGGCTCGTTTGCCGGCTCGGGGGCGAGCGCTCTCGGCGCCTACTCGGCCGGCATGGCCGGAATCGGCTCGTCGCTCTCCAACCTGTACAACGCCTACGGCAACAACCTCCAGAACCTGTACTCCAACCAGACTGCCACCATGGGGCAGACGGAGGCCGCTCGTCAGCTTGGATTGGCGAACCTTGGCACCGCCGGCATGAGTGCCATGGGCCAGATGATGGGCGGGGCATTCGGTGCCCAGGCCCAGAACCAGTCTGCCGCCTATCGCGCCATGGCCGACATGCAGGCCGCCAACCAAGGCGCTATGGGGGCGTACGGGGCCAGCCGCAACTCGGCGTTGGCGAACCTCGGCGGTGCCGCAGCGTCTCTCGGCGGCGCCGGTGCCAATGCCTTCTCCCAGCTCGGGACCGGAACTGCAAACGCCAGGGCCAACGCCGCGGGCTCTCTCGGCACGGCCTACGGCAGTGTGCTTGGCAGTCTCGCCAACTCTGCCGGGGCGCTGGGCACCGGGCTGGCAACGGCCCGTGGCAACACCGCTGGGGCCATGGGCTCGGCCTATGGCTCTGCGCTCAACAGCTACAACGCAGCCAACGCTTCGCTTGGCGGCAATCTCGCCGCCGCCTACGGCAACATGGCCGGGTCGCTCGGCAATGCCTACGGTCAGGCCGCTGGCTCGCTCGGGCAGTCTGCCGCGACCCTTGGCGGGAACATCGCCAACGCTGGGGCCGGCATGTACGGTGCGCTCGGTGGCGCCGCAAGCAACCTCGGCGGCTCTGCCAACGCTGCGCTTGGCGGGATGTACGGGACGCTCGGCAATGCCCAAGGTCAGTACGGCGCCTCATCCCAGTCCGCCAGGGGAAGTCTCCTCGCCTCGCTGGCGAACACCGACCTCGGTGGCTACAACACCGGCGCGAGCTACCAGTCTGACATGGCCAGACTTGGCTTGGCCCGCGAGCTTGGCCTTGGTCAAATCGGCGTGGCTGGCAACGCATTCGGCGGTGGTGGGTTTGGAGGCGGCGGTGCAGGCGGCGGCAGTGGTGGTGTCAGCATGACGGCTGGCGGCTCGCCGCTCGGCTACGCATCCGGCAGCTTTGGTGGTGGCGGGGCCGGTGGTGGCCTTGGTGGTGCCGGTGGAGTCGGTGGTGGTGGTGCGCCTGCCGGGCCGCCCGCGTGGTACGAAAGCCCGCAGTCTCTCACGCCTTTCCCCGGCCAGTCGCCGTTTGGCGCGGGCCAAATGAGCGCGGCTGACGCCAGCGTTTTGAGCGGCCTCGGCCGAACTGGCGACATGGGCGGCGACGGGATTCGCGGAAGCACTGGCTCTGCGATTGGGGCCATCGGCGGGTACGGAAGCGCTGGCAGCGGGATCATCGACGGCGCAGGCGATCAGGCCGCGTATCGCATCGGCGCCCTGTCGGATCAGCTCGGCAGCCTTACCGGAATGTTTGACGCGGGTGGTCGCAACATTGCCGGCGCCGGGTCGTCGGCCTTCGGCAACATGAACAGCGGGTTGAGCGCTGCTGCGAACATCCCCGGCATGATGAACACGGCCATGCGTGGGATTGGCCGCGACGGCTCAAACGCCTTCGGCTCCTTGCGATCCACGGCCAATCAGGCCAACGCACTACGCGGCATGCTGGACAACACCTTCACCGGCCTTGGTCGCGACTACGACAGGTCTTCCTCTGGCATCACGGCATCCATGAACCAAGGCTACGACGCACTGCGAGGGCTCCAAGACTCCGTCGCCTCGTCGCCAATCGCAGGCTACTTGATGCAGTCGGGCCTAGACGCTCGCCGGCAGATCGACGGCTCCATGGCGGCAAACAACAACCTCCTGTCCAGCTGGATCAACGCTGGCTTGGGGTCGGTTCGCGACACCATGGCCGGCTCCTACGGGCAGCTCAACCGTGGGATGAATCAGTTCTACGCCAACATCCCGCGTGACGGTGCTGGGCGCTTGGATGCGGCGTTGTCGCAGGGTGCTGGTGCGATTGGTTCGCTCGGCTCGCAGATGCGCGATTCATACCGCAGCTTCGGCTCTGAGAACAGCAAGGCAATCGGCAACGCGCAGAAGCAGGCAGACAGCATCATGGACCGCACCGGGGTTGTGACCCCCGCGCAACGCCAGCAACTGGCCGCCCAAGCAAATGCTGCGGCCATGGGTCGCAATAATGCAGAAGGCAAGAGTCAAGCAGAAATGATGCGTGAGTCCCGCGAGCGGGAAAAAAAGAACCGCGAGCAGTGGATTAAGGACAACCCCTACACGCCGTCTGGGAATGCGTCGATAGATCGCCTCAACAAGGCTTGGTACAACCGCAGATGATCAGCTACGACACTGGCATCGCCAACAACCCGCCGATCACGGCACCCATGCAGCAGCAGGCACTGGCGGGGCTTGCCTCTCATGGTGCGGCTCTTCAGTACCCCGGCTCGGCCGGCGATGTGTACCGCGCCCGCGCCATGGCTTCGGGCGTGGACTATGAGCGTGCCGCGGCTGCCGCCAACAACGAGTACCTCGCCAACGCCCAGCGTGCCCAGCAGTCAGCGGCCTTGGCTGGCCTGCAGCAAATGTCGCAGGCCCAGCAGAACGCCAACTCGCTCGCTAACCAGCAGCAGTCCATGCGTCTCAACTACCTCGGGCAGGCGGCGGGCGGCCTGAACGGCCTGCTGGCCAATATCTATTAGGCATGTTCTACAACACCGACACCACCACCTACGCTCCGCAGTTGGTCCCGAATTCGCAGGGCGCGTTCAACAACGCCCTCGCGCAGGCCCAAGCCGCCGCTGATCCGCGGTTCAATATGAAGCCCATGGATCGCAGCGGTGTCTCGCGTGGTCGCGGGACCGCTGGCATCGCTGGCATTCAGGCGGCGCAGAAACTTGCCGAGGGCGTGGCGCAGGCATATCGGGGGCAGGCCGACGACGCCGCCACTGACGCCGCGAACACTCTGCAGTATCAGTCCAACCAAGAGAACTTCGGGCAGGGTGTCTCCAACATCGCAATGCAGAACGACTACGCGAACGCGCTGGCGGCACTGCAGCGGAACCAGAACATCATGCAGTTCCAAGGCAATGCTCTCGGGGGCCTGCTTGGCAACGCGGGGAACCTCGGAAACTCCTTCGGGAAATACAATGGCACGTATCGATTTTGAGCTGGACGAAATGCTTGACGGCTTCACCCGCGATGGGATGAAGAAGTTTGTGAAGCGCCTCCTCAGTGCCAGCGAGGCCGAGGAGAAGAAGCTGCTCTCGCAGCTCAACAAGCCCGAGAAGAACGACCTCGCCGACCTGGACGAGGAGATGCACGGCAAGCCAAACGCGCCCGAAGTGACCGAAGACGACATGCCGCGTGAGGGCTTGGCCGACGTCCCGAAGAAGGGGAAGAAGAATGGCTAGTGCCGAAAAGTATGGGGACTTCATTCGCCAGCTTACGCGACCGGCAAGCGGAGCCAACCCGGCCATCCCCGGGCAGGTCTTGAAGCTGGTTGGCGCCAACATGGATAGCCTGACTCGCATCAACCCCGATCTGGCGGCGCGTATCGCAAACGGCGATAACGAGGCGATCTTCGACGCCTATCGGATGATCGTCAGCAAGGGCGAGGCTATGACGCGCCGGGGCGGGCCCAATGCTGCGGCTGTCATGGAGCCTGAGTACGCTGACGTTCTTGGCATGGGGGCACGGCCCGCTCGCCAGATGGAACTCCCCATGGGCGAGGACACTCGCGGCATGATTCCGTTTGGCGTCCGCGGTGGTGGTGTCCCTGTCGGTGGCGTGCGTGGCCCAGGCTCGGCGGTCGGCGGAGTTGGAGGCCCAGGCGTTCGTCGGGGCGGCATGATCCCCAGCGGCGGTGGCCCTCTTGCCATGGCTGAGTCGCGCGGGCTGTCTGCCGGCGGCGAGCGCGGACTGTCGGTTCCCCCCGGCGCTTCTGAAGGCTGGCGGCAGCTGGCCGGTCAGGAGCGTGGCCTTGGTGCGTTTGACGACGGCATCATCGACGCCGAGTTCACCATCCAGCCCAAGCTCGGTGGTGGTGGACGGGCCGGCATCCCCGCCCCCCCCGGTCGTCAGAGTCGCAGCTGGATGTATCCCGCCATGGGGGCTGCGGCTCTTGGCGGCGCTGCGGCGATGGCTGCACGGAACCTTGGTGACAGTGAGATCGACGTCCTCGGCGAGGATGGGGAGTCTACTGCCGACTTGGCTGACGAGTCCCGCCCTGTCCCGTCCGTGGGGACCGCCGAGGATGAGGTCATCGACTACGCCGCCATGGCTCGCGAGCGGATCCGGCAGGCCAACGAGATCCAGCTGCGTGAAGGCCGGATCACTCCGGAGTCCGCGGCGCTGTCTCGCGAGGCGGATGCCCTGTACCAGAAAGCCGCCGAGGGCCGGCGTACTGGTAGCCAGCCGGGCATCATGCCGGTGGATCAGCAGAACCGTCAGACCAGTGCCATCCGCGCACAGGCGAGTGCCATGGCCGATGCCAACCGCGGCAGCGACTATCGCAGTCGGGCTCGGGCTTTGATGGCGCAGCTCAACATGATGTCCAGCGAAGGCACGGTCACCGCAGCGGAGCGTCAGCGAATCATCGCCGAGATCAATCGCCTGCACGCGATGGCGGATCAGGAACAGAACTCCCGCATGGCGGGTTGAGAGGAGCATATGGCTAATCCAGCACGCGCCGCCGGCGGGCTTACCCCGAGCCGCATCCCGAATATCAGCGGCATGAGCCCGGCTGCAGCGAGGGCCTACATTAACTCGCCGGCCTTCCGCAACCTTCCGCCACATGTTCAGCGGCAGATTCTTGATCAGGCGGGCCTGTCTGGCTCACCTCCCTCTGGCGGAAGCCCTCCGCCCCCACCGGGCAACGCTCCTCCCGGGGCCCCCGGCGACGGCGGCATAATCCCAAGACCGGACAGAGGCTTGGCTGTTCCGCCCGGTCGCGAGCCTCCTGTTATCGAAATCCCTAACAGGCCACGCGACCCCGGTGATCTGCCCGGCGCCCCGGCCCGCCGCGGTCTTCCCGGCCCCGAGGCGGCCGACGACCCGCGATTCCCGTGGGGCGTTGCGGCAACCGGACTGGGGCTTCTCGGGCTCGGCGCTTTTGCGCCCGCCATCATTGACTACTTTGACGGCGACGATCCCAACCTTGACGCTGCCGCCACGCCCATTGCCGTGGAGCCTGACGTTGGCGGCGCGGCTGGCGCCTTGAGCGCAAGGTCGGAGCCGGGCCAGAACCCTAACGCCCCCTTGATCTCGCCTCGGCACAGGGCTCGGATCAACCACTGGGCCAAGATGACTGGTTTGGCGCCCACTCAGGTCGCCGGGATGTTCGCGCAGAACCCCGATCAAGCGCTGGCCCAACTCAATCTGATGTCTATGGATCGCTCGCATAGCCGACAGACCGAGGCCGCGGATCGGTGGCGAGCCACGGCCATGCTTGCCGGCGGAAGCCATAACATCAACTCTGGCAACCGCGGCGCCTACAACATGCTCAATGAACTGGAAGGCGAAGACCGCGACCGGGCCCTGATGTACATGTCTCCTGCCGGCCCGATGGCGGCGGCCGTGGATGCTCGCAATGCCGAGGCTGCTGGCGTGATGGCATCCAGTGCCGTGCAGGCCATGCTGCGGAATGTTCCCGACCCGGCCAAGCAGAAGCTCGCTGACGCGCAGATCGCTGCCGCCGAACTTGAGCTGCCGACAGAGGAGCGTGCCCTCAAGTACCGCGATGCTCCAGAGATTCACCCGTCCGAGATGGCAGCAGTCGATAGCTACGTGAAAACCAACTACTCCTCTAGTGGGTGGTGGGGCAACACCACTGCCTTTACGCTTGACGAGCAGCAGCGCACCATGGACTACCTTGTGAACGTCCGCGGCTATGATGCCGGGAAGGCGCAGCGGATCGTTGACGAAATCGCCCGCCGCAGAGCTGCCAGCGCTTGGTCCGGCAGCAACCCGATGAGGGAGTGATGTCGCAGTCCCCGCTGTTCGACATCTTCGATCCGGACGAGCGTGTCAGGCAGCTTGCCGACCTCGGGTTGCTGGAGGACGAAGAGCCGTTCGCGATTCGCAAACGGCGACCTCGCATCTCCGACCTCATGCCAGAGGAGGAGCAGGGCGGGATGCTTGAGGCGCTTGCCAAGGCCGGATCATCTGGTCTGGCGACTGCCGGGTACATCCTAGATACCCCGGGCGCCTTGGTTCGCGGCATCCTCGCTGGCAAGCCGCTGAGTTTCTTGGGCTCGTCCGACGACCGGGTGACCGGACGAGAGCTGCTTCGTCAGTACAACCTCGTCGGCGAGGACGACAATTGGAGCAACTTCACGGGCGGCTTGGCGGCGGAGGTGCTTCTTGACCCGCTGACCTACGGCACGCTCGGCGTCAGCGCCCTGTTCGGTCAAGGGGCTAAGACGGCTGCGGGCAAGGCGGCCCAAGCATCGGGCCTTCTGCGCAACGTCGCCCTGGATGCCGCCGACACCAAGGGCATCAGCGGTGTCCGCGAGTACATGCGGCGCACCACGCCTCGCGAGCAGCTCGGCAAGATCAACGACTTGGCCGCCCGGGCCGAGGCCGAGAAGACTCTGAAGTCGCAGTTCAAGCGATTCGGCGTAGGTGATGAGGCCCTAGACGAGACGATGGCGACGTTCGGGGACTTCCGTATCCCCGGGACGAACATCGGATTTAACTACGACCTCCCGTTCGGCGGCGGAGATGCGGTTGCGAAAATTGGTGACGCCCTCGGCAATGCCACCCGCACCACGCCGATCATCGGCCACGCCGCTACGTGGCTGTCCTCGGCCTTCGACAACCGGGCGGGCGAGTACTGGTCGCGTGACTTGGAGACGACCAACAAGATTCAGAGCGCCGCACGGCGGGCCTTTCGCAACGCGGACGACGAGTTGTTTGCCGACCGTCTTCGGCTGTCGAAACTGCAGCGCGAGGCACTGGAGGCGTCGGCTCCGGAGTTCTTCCCGACGTCCGCGGGATCCCTTGCCGGGCAAGCCATCCCAGAGGAACTTCGCTCGTTCGGCAGTCAGCGCCTTCGTCAGGCCATGGCCGACTGGGCCGAGGGTGGTGGAGTTCGCCCGGCTGCACAGCAGGGCCCTTCGCTGCCGTCAGGGTTGTTTTACTCATCGTCGCGAGGCAGCGGCGATGCCATGGCCGACTGGGTGATGGAGAACATCCCCGAGTTCCGCAACGTGCGGGACGAGTTTGCGGGGATGGGCAATTACTTCAACGCCGTTGCAGATTCTGCCGGGCTTCCCACCACGCGATGGTCCAGCCAGCAGGGGACGGGATGGTTCCCGAGGCAGCTGCATTTCTTCCGCAAGAACGCTCCGCCGGAAGGGATCAAGAAGAACTCTCCCAAGGCATGGGGCCGCGACGAGCGGCTGTTCGGTGTGCGGGATAACTTCGGTCGTCCGCGGCAGGCGTACACCGACATCCCGGGCGGGATGCGGACCTTCCGCCAGTTGACGGGCAACATCGACCCCAGGCTGGATTCGGTCCAACTCCAGAAAGACTTGCTCGGGGTAAGCGACGATCAGGTCAGGGGCATTTTGGACACCGCCTTCAACCGCATTGGCATTCAGTCTCCGTACCAGCCATGGATCGATGACGTCACCAACTCGGCTGCGTTCCAGGCTGCTGATACGGCCGGGCAAGCCAAGATGCTGGCCGACGTTAACCAGCAGATCGGCGGCTACTACAAGCAGCTTGCCGACCTTCTTCGCTCGGCCGATACGCAGTTCGCCGCAAACAACCGCGGCATCTTCGACTCGGACCCGTGGTCGAACATGGTTCGCTATCGGGCTGGCCAAGCGACGAACAAGGCCAATGCCGACGAACTGTTCCGCCAACTGACGCAAGAAGCCGCGAACACCCCGGCCGACTTTGTGACGGGCGGAACGAGCATCCCGCTGGCCGAGGCCGCCAAGACGCTTGGGTTTGATCCCAATGCATTCCGCCGTCGATGGCAGTCCTCCATGTCAGCGGACGTCACCAACTTCTCGGTGGACGAGAAGGCAGTGGAGGCTCTGAAGACGCTGTCGCCTAAGACCCGGCTGGCCATGCCTGAGCGTGGGTTGATGGGTGCCGTCGATCAGTTCACCTCGGCCTTTAAGGTTGGGGCCTTGGCAAGCCCGAGCTTCCACACGCGGAACGCCTACAGCGGTGCGATCAATGCCGCCACGCACGGGGCGTTCAACTTCCGCGACATGCTCGCTGCGGGCAGGGCGAGCCGGGGTGACTACCGGGCCATCGCCAAGCGTTTGCGAAACGCCCCGGGATTTGAGAACCTCACCGACGAAGAGCGCATCGCAAAGTATCTGGACTTCACCGGCGCTACTCAGGTGACCGGCGGCAATGTCTTGGACGACATCACCGGCGCTCCCGAGTCCACCATGTCTGGCATGTTCTTGGGTGCGGACAAGGACACCATCGCACAGCGTGTTGGGCGGGCGGCCTACCAGCCTGGGAGGTCATGGCGGCAGTTTGCCAACGACATGACCAGCATGCGGGGCGTTGGATTCACGCAGAACCCCATGCGTGAGAACACCAACCCACTCTTGGTGCTGAACGACGCCGTTGGCCAACGGGTGGAAGATTCGCTCCGCGGAGGCGTGTTCCTCAACCAGCTTCGCAAGGGCGTCGATCCTCGCCGAGCAGCCGACATCTCGTTCTTGGCGAACGTGGATTACCGCCCGTCGTCTTTCACCGGGTTTGAGCGTGGCCTGAAAAGGGTTCTGCCGTTCTACAGTTTCCAGAAGGGCATCCTGCCTAGCATTGCCACCAACCTTGTGGAGCGGCCGGGCGGTCTGCAGAGCCAGCTGATCCGTGCCGTGACGAGGGGCACCGAGCCGTCCGCAGACTCGTTCGTCCCCGAGTACTTGCGGCAGTCCGCAGCCATCCCGCTGCCGGCCGATCTGCCTGGGCTCCTCGGAGGGTCTGGCAACGAGGAACTCAAGCGATACCTGACCAACGTGGACCTGCCGTGGGAGAGTACGTTCCAGCTCTTCTCGCCTGGGGTTGGTGCGTCTTCCTCGGCCCGGCTGGCAGATTCCATTCGGAAGACGGGCAGCAACATCCTCGGGATGACCAACCCGCTGATCAAGGCTCCCATTGAGTACATCACCAACCGCCAGCTCTACAGCGGGCGTGAACTGAGCGACCTGTACTCTGTCCTAGAACAAGACCTCGGGCCCATGGGACGGCCGCTAGAGCAGGCCATCGTCAACTTCGTCCCGTTCGGCTCACGTGGGCTTGGCCTGTATCGGCAGGCTACGGACGACCGGCTCACCACGGGCGAGGCCATGCAGAAGGCGGCCTTTAATCTCTTGGCTGGCGCAAAGCTCACGGACGTTGATCAGGATCGGGCCAAGCGGCTCGCGGCTAGGGACATGCTCAACAGCATCCTTGAGACGACGCCCGGGGTGCGGACCTACGAAAACCTCGCCGTGCCAGACGATGTCTTGGCCAACATGCCCGACGAGCAGAAGCGGCTATACCTTCTCTACAAGATCATCCAGTCCGAAGCGGCACAGCGGGCTCGCGAGCGGAAGAAGCAGAACCGGCTGGAGGAACTGGCTGGCCTCTGAGCATCGTCTCGGGGATTGGCGGTGCGGTCGGACCATGCTCCGTCAGCTCCGCCAGCAGCAGCCTGTCGATGTACCGCTTCTTCATGCCGGGATCCCTGTGTCCTAAGTGTCTAGTGGCATCTTTCCCGGCGGCTTCACAGTAGGTTGCCCCTGCTCTTCTGAGCCATCTCGTCGTCCCGCCTTGACCGGCTTGCTTGACGAGCCGCCGCATCGCGTGTAAAATCCGGTCCTTGTTCGTCAGCGATCCGAAGACTTTCGGGCCGCGACGAGGGAGGGACTCAATCGCCAGAATGGCGGAGTCGTCAAGCCACGCGACATGCGGCTCTGACGTCTTGAGCTGACTAAGGAGAAGTCGGTGACCACGGATTTGGTCGTATCTGATCGCGAGCAAGTCGCCTGTTCGCAAGCCTGTGCTGTAGGCAGTGAGAATCCACGCCGGCAGCAGCAGCCTGTACGGACACGTGAGCGTGCCGCCGGGCATGGCCTTGGCTGTGCTGACCCAGTGGGCTATCTGCCTATGGTCCAAGGCGATTGGGCATGGGGCCGGGGTCTTGACTCTCCTGAGCGGCCTCACTATATCTTTGTCCACGTGACCCTGCTCTGCGGCGAACCGCATGAGCGTCCGCAGCATGCGTCTGTGGTTGGCCACGGTGGAGGGCGAGAGATGCTCCAAGGCGCTGTCCAAGTAGTTGTCGATGTTGTCGGGCGTCAAGTCGGACGCCTGCCATGGCAGACGCTTGGTCAGAACCAAGAGCTGCTCCAGGTAGCCGGGGCTCCCGCCAACCCTACGCCAGTAGGAACGTGCGAACTCGGTGATGCTCATGGTGAGTACTCCCGGCGGGTGGGAGAGTACAGCCAGGAGGATGCCCGTTGCACCCCCCTGAAAAACCGCTATAACCGGACCAACGGGCAACTAGCTCAGTTGTATAGCTGGGTTCTTTGTCTGGCCTCTTTCTATCGCCAGCCCATTATTCGCGGGCTGTGGCTGACGCTGCTGTGCGTCTGCATTTTCTTGCACCGAATTGAGTCCGCGCTTGGGCTTTTGGCGCTTGGACAGTTGGCGGAAGCGATCAAGGAGTTCCGGTCGGGCAGGAGGCCCTAACGGATTGTCTTCGCCCCACGGATGGGGCTTTTTCCAAGGAGGTGAGTGGATGAGCAGCATCAATGAATTGCCGACCAAGGTGGTTGGCATGAGCAACTCGGCCTACCACGGCGAGAAGGGGTTTGATTCCCGGTCGTTCCTGCACACTGTCGCCAAGCACGGCGGCGAGGTGCAGCTGTGGATCGACATGGGGAATGTTTACTGGTCCGGAAACAATGCCACCAGCGTTGGCTCGTCGTTCGACGCCATCGTCACTGGGGTTTTGTCCGGACAGAAGCTGGATGACCTGATCAACATCCCGCCAGCGGACATCTTGGGTGCCAACGGATCCCGTAGCACCAAGGCGTACAAGGAGTGGGCAAGCGCCCAGACGGGGATCATCTGCACGGAAGATCAGGCTTCGCAGTTTCGGTTCATGCTCAACGGCATGTACGAAAACGACGCGGCCTACGACCTGATGCAGAAGACCGTGGAGACGCAGGTCAGCGTCTTCTTTGAGATCGGTGGTCACAAGCTCAAGACCCGGCCCGATGCCTGCTGCACGGGAAGGTGGTGGGATCTCAAGACCACCTCCCATTCTTGGGATCGCATCTACCGCAGCGTCATCGACTACGGGTACGCCGAGCAGGAGTGGCTGTACGTGGAGTCGGCCAAGGCGGTCGGCTATCCGCAACACCGGATGCCGTTCGTCTTTGTCCAGACGGCGCCGCCGTACGGGTGCAGGGTGTTTTACCTGCCAGAGGAAATGGTTGAGCAGGCTGGCCAGCGGATGCTCAACGTCATGGAGGAGGTCCGGCTTCGGAGGTCCACCGGACATTACATGCCCGCCGACAGCAACGAGATCGTTGAGCTGGCCGTGCCGGCGTGGGCAACCCGTGGAGAGGAGTACGTGAACGTATGAACGACAACAACGCGATTCTTGGGCCTAGCAGCAGCCCCGAGACGAATGCCATCACCGAGGCCCTGGCGAAGGCGCAGGCCGAGTATCCGATTGTGGCTTACGACAGCAACAACCCGCACTTCAAGAGCAAGTTCGCCAGCTACGCCCAGTGCTGCGATTCGCTCCGCGGGCCGCTGACGAAGCATGGGCTGGCCCTTCCTGACTTCAGGCCGGGGCTGGTGGGCGGTCAGTGGATCGTCGTCGGAACGCTGCGTCACAAGGGTGGCCAGTGGATCTCTGGAGTGGCCCCGCTGCTGATGCCCAAGGGCGACATGCAGGCGTTCGGGGCTGCGATGACCTATGCCAAGCGGACCCTACTCATGGCATTGGTCGGCGGGTTCAGTGGAGAGGCTGACGACGACGGACACAGCGTGAGCGAGCAGCCTGCCCCCAGGCCGGAAGCCCGGGTCGGCACGGCTACTGCGAAGCATCTTGCTTACCAGCAGGACGCGATCAGCGCGGTCGCCAAGGCCGACAGTCGGGAGCATGCCCAGAAGGCACTGGATACGGTTCGTCTGCGAGCGAGAGAGAAGGCCATCCCGGTGGAGGTGTTCCATCGGGTGGAGGCCGAGTTCAGGAAGGTCTGGGACAAGGAGGAGGTCCAAGCATGAGTGGTTACCAGCGGTTCATCTGTGTCGGCAATCTCACCAAGGATGTTGAGTCCCGCATGGTGGGAGAGTCGGAACTGGCGAAGTTCTCTGTCGCCGTCAATGGCTACAAGGACTCCGTGGAGTTCTTCGACTGCGAGTTTTGGAAGCCCGGCCGCGTGACGGAGTTCCTGATCCGCGGCGTCCAGGTGCTGGTGGAAGGCGAGATCCAAACGCAGCAGTGGGAGAAGGACGGCGAGCGGAAGAGCCGCAAGGTCGTCCGCGTTCTCCGACTGCAGCTTCTCGGACAGAAGAAGAAGGAGTCGGTGGAGGAGGAGGAGTTCGCCACCGACTTCCGTTGAGCAAGTGCGCGCCGCCCCGGGGTCGGGAACTCTCCGCCCGGCCCCGGGGTCTTTAACACACCATGAAACTACGCGACTACCAAGAACAGTTGGTCACCGACAACCTGACTGCGATGCAGTCTGGAGTGAAGGCCACGCTCAACCACCTCTTCACCGGGGCTGGGAAGACCGTGTGCTTCGTCACCATGGCCGACCGGATCAAGGGACGGACATTGATCTTGTGCCACCTCCGCGAGCTGGTCTGGCAGACAGTCTCCAAGGTGCGGGAGATATGCGACCTGGACCCGGGCGTTGAGATGGCGAGCTATGTCAGCGACGAGGACGACATGTGGCCGTCCAAGATCGTCGTCGCGAGCAAGCCCACGCTGCTTTCCAAGCGTGGCGGTGAGCATCGATACAAGCGATTCAAGGACATGCAGTTGGTGATTGTTGACGAGGCACACCTGATGTGCAGCCCCGCAGTGGTGGAGATGCTGCGGTGGTTTCAGGAAAGCGGCGCCATGGTCGCCGGATTCACAGCCACGCCGTTCAGGATGGACGGCAAGCCCATGCTACGGAGAGAGCAATGCAGTTCTACGAACAACTCATCGGAGGCTACGACCTGCACTGGGCCATCGCCCACGGATGGGCCGTTCCGCCTGTGTGCCGGCTCGCCCGAGTAGACAGCCTGGACCTAAGCGCAGTGAAGGTTGTCGGCGGCGACTTCGCCCAGCAAGCCCTCCAGGCCGAGCTGAACAAGGAACCGAACCTGCAGAGGCTGTGCATGATTACCGCGGAGGAAATGCAGGGGCCGACTGTCCTGTTCTGCGGCTCGGTGTTCTCCATGCATGGCGCGTGCCACTACCTGAACCACAACTACGGCATCCCGGCTGTTGAAGTATGGGGCGACCAAGACGACGACGAGCGGGCCGAGGCCCTGCGGAAGTTCAAGGCGGGCGAGGCCAAGGTGCTTTGCAACTGCGTGGTGGTGGCCGTGGGCTTCGACTACCCACCCACTGAAACCCTGATCCTCGGCAGGCCAACCCGATCACGGTCGTTCTGGCTGCAGTGCGTCGGCCGGGCGACCAGACCCTTGGCCGGCGTGGTGGACTTCGACGGCAGCACCGTGGAGTCACGCATTGCAGCGATTGCCGCCAGCACCAAGAGCCGCTTCAAGCTGGTGGATTGCACCAGCGGATCATTGGACCAGTCCATCTTCACCAGCGTGGACATGTTCTGCGACGGCGACAAGGCCGTGAAGGAGGCTGTCCGAAAGGCCGCTGCCGAGGCTCCGCTGACACCGGAGGAGATGGCAGAACTGGCGGCGAAGGAGGCCGCGAAGGTGGCCGCTGCCCAGCAGATCGAAGCCATGCGAAGGAACACCGCCGGCCGTGCCGAGGGCCGGGTGAGCGGACAAGAGATCGACCTGAGCGAACGCGCCGTGCGTTCGGTCGGCACCTACAAGAACCCACTCCGCGGCAAGTACGGCGGCATGAAGCTCGGGGCCCTGCCCTCTGGCTATCTGCACTGGGCGGCCGGCTCAACCAAGGGGTGGGTGCAGACCCTGTTCCGGAAGGAGATTGCTCGCCGTGACCACAAGCAGCAAGCGGCCCGACTGTCTGGTTGATGTTGAGGAAGTGATCAGCGTGTTCGATGTCGAACACGTGTTCCCGCAGACGTTCATCAAGGAGGAGAAGCGAGATGGCTGGTGGACTCGGATGCGTCGATGGATTGCGTCATGCTTTGGGTATGGCAAAGGAGCTGCACCGGAGGTGCGTGACGAACCGGGAGACGCCGAGCCGAGTGGCCGAGAAGATCGGGCTTGAGCCATCCCAGGTCGTAGGCGTCGTCAAGATCCTGCGGGCCTGCAGGTCCATCCCGAGCGACGAACGGCTGGCGGTGGTGGCGATGCTGGACCCTGGCTTGGATGACGAGGACATCGGGGAAATCTTCGGGCGGTCCACGCGGTGGGCCTCGGTTGTGAGGTCACAGGCCGACGAGATCCGCCAGGAGGAATACATCCCGAGCCAGCTGGAGTGGCTGGATGACGGCCTGCAGCCGGACTACCCGAGCCCCGCGGAGATCGCCGTGGCCGTACTGGATCTGCATGCGTCTGGTCGGTTCGCGGGAGTCCGGATGCCGAGAGTTGAGGTTGCCGCACTGTCATGGAGTAGACATGCGTTTGTTCCGTACATCACTGGCTGATGGCCATGCAGCCGAGCGCCGCTGGGTGGACGACCTGCGAAGCCAGGGACGCTCAGTGGCTCACGGAAAGAAGCTGGTCATCGGCAGGCACAACAAGCTCACCGACCACGTAGAGTCGCCTGACGCCGTGGCCCTGATGAGCGTGGAGATCAAGGAGAGGTCGCTGACGTTCTCGTCACCGAAAGATTACCCATATGACACCGTGTTCGTTGACGACATGCGAGGACTTGCGAGAGAGCGCATTGGGCACATCGCCTACGTGTACATCTCCAAGCCCACAGGCTGCTGGGTGTGGCTCACCACCCTTGACCGAGATGACTCTTGGACCGAGCAAGTCGTCTATGACCGCGGCCGAGGGCATGACGTCCCCACCCTCGTCTGCCCCAGGAGATTCCTGCGACCAGCCGAGCAGCTTACTTATCTGCTGTACCCGCACCACTGTCTTGACCTTGTCGATGGCGACACCGACATGTTCCTCCACGGAGGAGGAGAGACTGAGGAGCGCGAATTCTATTCTCGCGGCACGCATAAGGATTTTAGAGGCGGAAGTAAACCGTCTGAAAGAAAGGCTTATTAGCGTATGGGGGAGTTGCTAACAATCATCGACATCATGCCGGACCTGTACTTCTATGGTGTTCTTGCCGTCCTTTTGCTTCTCGTTAACCTCTGGAGTCCACCATGCGCGCCTCGCTAAACTTCACGCTGCCTGACGACGACTATGAGTTTCATGCTGCCCTGTCTGGCCAGCAGGCGTTGCGGGCTTTGTCAGACATCGACAACAAGTGCCGATCTCTTATCAAGCACGGTGACGCCGACAGCGAAACGATTGACTTGGCTGAGACTATCCGTAATATGATTCCGAGCAGCTTGCTGGAGTGCGGGGTATGACTGATATAGCGCAAGAGCTGCGAGAGAGATCACTGCGAGCCGAGCAGGAAGGCGAGCCGATGGCGCTGCTGGACGAGGCTGCGGCCGAGATTGAGCGGCTGCGGCGTCAAGTTTCCTCGCAACAAAACTTCACGCTCACCGACGAGGAGCGGGATGTTCTGCATGGTGTCGCGGAGGACGCATCGTACCGTTGCGCGGACTTCACGGAACGCGTGGTGAGGGGGCTGTTGGAGCGGTTCAAGTGAACACGCAGGATAAGCGGCGGCCCCGCCGTCCGCTTCATCCGCTGGTTCTGTGGGCGTAGAAAGGGAGACATGGGCAACAACTGGCAGCCAATCGAAACCGCACCAAAGGACGGCACCGACATCCTTGTCGGCTGGTGGTCGGCAGGCGTGTGGATTGTGCGAAACGCATGGTGGGAAGACGGGTTCGACATCAACATCGGAGCCATCGACCCAGCGGGCGAGGGCTGGTGGTATCCCAACACCAGCGTCGGCACCTACAAGGTCTGCCGGGAGAACAACGCTGTGGACGGCCCGCAGTATTGGATGCCGATGCCAGAGCCGCCCGCAGAGCATGGCAGCAAGTAGCCACAGAACCAGTGTTTATGCGGTTCCTGATAGCCGCCGTCGTTCCGCATATCACCCCGCCGGTTCCGCGCCGCCCGGCCGCGGGACGCGAGGCACGGCGTTACCGAGTGCTGCATGGCACGCCTGTCGCCGGCAGCGACAGGTAGCAAGAACGTGACTCGTAAAACCGAAACCTGCAACAGGTGCAAAGATGAATGCTGACATCCCATTCCTTCGGTGCTACGTGCGGCGGCCGTTCATTAGCCGACAGTCGGGGCATGAGGAAGCGTATGCCTTTGCCATACAGTCCATTCCTGGCAGGGCCCTGTCTTTCCACGTGATGCTCAAGTCGGGTGCCCATTACCGTGGCGTGCCGATCCATGCCTTGTCGATGAGCATGGGTGGCGGGAGATCGCTGCCGGATGTCCAGCTGTGGGATTGTTTCTCCGACCGCCCGGTGGTGACCGTGTTCTCCTACCTGCGGGACCATCAGGCCGACTGTTACCTTCGGTCAGGCAAGGTGTCCGGTGAGTATCTATTCACGGTAGACTGGCTCCCCAGCTCGCTGGAGCGCCCAGGTTTTACGCTTACTCCCGAGCAGAACAAGTGCGCCCATGTCATGGCCTTGGAGGACGGGAACCTTTGCGCCCTGCCAACAAATCGCATAGCATGGAAGGACGGGTATTTCTGCGGCTCCAACCCAGACCCGAGGGCCTGCGGCTACTGCGTCCAAGAGGAGGTGTACCAAGCCGAGTCCTGTGACTGGGACGTCAGCAAGGACGAGAGATACTTCTACGGGCCTCTGGCTGCACGCGAGGCGCCCGTTTGACAACACGCCGCCATCTGGCCGCACCTGCCTTAACGGCCGTCTAATCGCACGCCAGCGGCCTTGGAATTGATTGACTTTCCTAGCAAAACAATTACAGTGTTCCCCCACGTGCGTCATTTCCTGGCAGTCTAGCACGCTAATAACAGCGCCAGCCTAAAGAAAAGCCTGCCTACGCAGGAGCGGCTAGTCCGCAGAAGTCCAGCTGGTGGTCGCGCGAAACCCGGGCAACGGGCCGGTATTAGATCCGGCATTACCCCAACGTCCCGGTCGTAAGCCGAAGAGCCTAATGATAAGGCGACCATCGGTGCCAACCCCTTGGCAAACCGGGAGGCCCAGCCTCTTCGGCGGGGATGGGGTCTGTTCATTTGACTGAATTTGGTGTGCGGATGTACACTCCCGCGACCCACGGAGATGGGAAGCGCAAAGGAGTGTGCTGACCGAGAAGCGATGCTCATGCTGCGGTGAAGTCAAGCCTGTCGGTGACTTCCATCGCCAGAATCGAAGCAAGGACGGGCTGCAGGCGTGGTGCAGGGAATGCAAGACACGCGCCACGGCGGGCTACAAAAGACGCGACAGCTATAGCGTTGTCCATCGCGCCTCCAGGTATGGCCTGACCAAGGATGAGGTCCGGCTTTTCATGGAGATCCCGGCGTGCCAGTCTTGCGGCGCACCGCTTGAGGATTCGCATTCGCAGAAGTTCGACCACTGCCATGACGGCGGTCACTTCCGCGGGGTTCTGTGCCACCCATGCAACATGGCATGCCAGGGCAAGTCGCAGGAGGCCACCGTCAGGCTGGCCAAGTGCATCGATTACCTGACCAGGGATCTGGAGCGGGTCAGTGAATAAGCAAGAGAAGGCTGCGCTGCTTGAGTGGGTGGAGCTGCATCGCTGCTGCGCGATCTGCTGGTGGCCTGAATCAGATGGCCGCAGGAAGCTGGACGTTCATCACATCATCGGCGGCCGTGGTCGCAAGAACGATGTGAGGAATTACGTTCGCCTTTGTCATCGCGATCATGACATCCTTCACTCGGGCCGAGTTGCAGGAAACTTCCCGAGCCTGTACAATAGTTCAGTTCTCACGGCGAAGCTGGAGTCGGACCCCGACAACTTTGATGCGGAGTACTTGGCCAGCCTGCTGCGGAAGAAGCATCTCGGGTATGACCCCACGCCGATCCCTGATTACTACCTAGAAGAACGCGAGCGAAACGTCGGGTCATGGAAGACACGCACTCCATAGTCACGGTCACCCGGGTCACGCGCAACGACACCCTGCAGGTCAGGGCCTACTGCCCTCTGTCCAGGGCGCGATGCGAGATCGCAGTGGTGATCGCTGGTGTGTGGTGTCAGGCCGACGCGGCCAACCACATAGTCGATTGGTGCGAGATTCACGCCGACGCCGAGCGGTTGATGCTCGTCCCGCATGACTACATCCGAGACGAGTACGGCCGGATGGTCGCGGATCTAGCCGACCGGCAGACGGGCGAGACTCTCTCGTCCTACCTCCTGTCGCTGGGCGCGGCCAAGCCCAGGCCGAACCATGTGCTGGAGGTAATCGGAAACCTCATGGCCTCCCGGGAGCCTGACAATGCTGACGGGTGATCGCACCAAGACGATGAACCTCACCGTGGACTACTGGTGGGAGACGGAGAACCCGAGCCGGGACATGCAGCTCGGCAATCCGGTCGGCACGTGGATCGGCAAGAACAGCAAGGTGCTGGACCGGAGGCGTGCATCCGAGGTGGTCCAGCTGATCCGCGAGCAGTTTGACTACCTCGTTGAGATTGAGGTTCGTCATGCCCAACTCCAACACGCCAAGTGGAAGAAATGAATAGCGACTTTTCTTATGCCACGGCCGCCCTGATCTTCCTGGTGTACGTGATCGTAGACATGCTCTACGCCTACTACATCATCTGCGTGGAGAAGCGCCGGCCCATACTTGCGGCTTCGGTGTCGTCGGTCCTCTACTCCCTGCTGGCGGTCGGCGTGGTGAGCTACAGCAAGAACATCTTCTACCTGTTCCCTCTGGCTGCGGGTGCGTGGATCGGAACCTTCATCACGGTGAGGTGGAAGCAGCATGACTAACAGCCGCGCCAAGGGCGCCCGCGGCGAGCGGGATGCGGCCAAAGAATGGGCCAAAGCCACCGGCCTGAAGTCGCGAAGAGGCCAGCAATTCAGCGGTTCTCCTGACTCGCCCGATGTGGCCACGGAAGCGGACATTCACCTAGAGGTCAAGCGGTGCGAGCGAGGGAACCCATACGACTGGGTGGACCAAGCCTGCGGCGACTGCGGAGAGAATCTCCCTGTCGTTCTTCACCGCCGAAACAACAAGCCCTGGCTGGTGATACTGAGGCTGACTGATGTCAAGCGACTGGCGGCGGCCCTTGCTACGCAAGCTGAGGCGGTGGGCGACGAGCAGGTTCCCGCTGATGTTTCCCGTCAGGATGTACCTGCGGACGCCGAAGCAAATGGGCGGCAACTTGGGGACGTTTCAGTTCGATCCGGAGGAGGAGGCAGGGACCATCTACCTGCTGAATACCCAGGATAAGGACAACTTGGTTGACACGTTCGCCGAGGAGTGGGCCCATGCTAGATGCGCATTTTTGGTGGACATGGAGGACAGAGACGATGACCCCGACCATCACCCCAGCTTCTGGGCCGAGTACGGAAGACTGCAAAGAGCGATCCGCCAGACTGTTTGGTGAGCTGGACCAGCTCCTGGCCGATGACCCGTACTGGAAGATTTGCGTTACCCTGTACCGTCTGCTCACCAGGAAGCGGGGGTATTACGGGTGCCGGGAGAACCCCCTGTCCAACGCCCTCGGGGTGCAGGAAGACGGGATTGTCCCCTGGAAATACCAAGTCGCCCGGGTAGGGGAGAAATGCCGTCGTCTCCGAGGGCCTTTGGAGACATTTGCTATTAGGGACACGCTGTTGGACATCGCCGGCCACGCCGTGGTTGGGATCGCTGTACTTGACCATGAGGACAAACCATGAACCTGCAGGTTCTGAAGTGGCTGCTGGCTCACCGCGACCTTCTGACCAAGGTGCTGGAGGTGGCGAAGGGTTTTCGCCGTGACCTCCCGGCACTGGAGCAGTGGGAGATCGTTGACAAGATCGCCCGGCTGGTGATCCCGGTTCTGAAGAGCGACGACGTCCGCGCCATGTACGCTTGGGATATCGCCGAGGACGAGGCGGTCACGGCGTTCGCCCTCGGGTCGGAGTACTCGGCCCTCGGGTTCGACTGGACGTTCATCGTCAACGTCTTGGTGCCCCTGCTCCGCATCGTTCTCATGACGCTTGAGACTCTCGGCACCGATGAGTGACTACGTTCACCTGCCTCCTTACCGGGTTGACTTCGGGGCTGTCCCGCTCTCGGGCAAGGACGGTGTGGACTGGGCTGTTGAGTCGTATGGAATCCCGAGTCTGTGGAAGCAGACCAAGGGCGCCGGCGTCACGGTTGCGGTGATCGACAGCGGGATCTCCAAGCACACGGCTCTGATCGATGCGGTGGCCGAGTACCGCAACTTCTCGTCCGATGGATCCGACGAGGACACGCTCGGCCATGGCACGCACGTGGCTGGCGTGATCGGTGCGAGGTCCGGCCTCGCCAAGGGGATCGCCCCCGAGGCCAAGCTCTTGGGTCTGAAGGTGCTGGGGCACAGCGGCATGGGCAGCAACAAGGCTGTGTCCGCTGCCGTGTCCTACGCCGCGGATGTGAAGGCCGACATCATCTGCATGTCGCTGGGTTCCCCCCGGCCGGACGAAGGTCTGCACCGTGCGATTAAGCACGCCTGCAGCCTGGGCCTGATCATCGTCTGCGCCGCCGGTAACGACGGTGGTGCGGTCAACTTCCCGGCCGCGTTCCAAGAGACGATTGGCGTCGGTGCCGTGGACCGTAGCGGCTCTGCCTGCGAGTTCTCTTCGCGCGGCAAGGAGATCGTCGTCGCTGCGCCAGGAGCCGACATCACCAGCACGTGGCTGGCCAATGGCTACGCCACCATCAGCGGCACCTCTATGGCGGCGCCCTTTGTCGCTGGTGCCTTGGCCCTCTGGGCGTCGGACGCCAAGCAGCAGGGCAAGAAGATCGACCACAAGTCCGTGGTCAAGGCGTTGCGTGAGACATGCCGTGATGCCGGGGAGGCTGGTCATGACAGCGTCTATGGCTGGGGGCTTCTGGATCCGCACAAGCTGCTCAACTACTCGGCCTCGCAGAGCGTCGGCGGGGTCACCATCTTCATCCCAGGAGCCAAGATCCTATGACCACATTCCAGATGATTTCTCTTGGTGTCCTCGGGCTGGTGCTGTTCGGGCAGTTTGTTCTTCCGAACCTCAAGCTCCAGGCCAAGAAGCCCAGCACCATGAAGCAGATCGAACAGGTGATCCTGATCAAGGAAAGTTCCTCCAGCCCGAAGGTCATCGACGCATGCAGTCAGCTGCTCCAAGCCCTTCTGGGCTGATCCAGTACCTGCCGGTCACGCTCGCAACCCTGTTGGTTGCGGCGTCGTTTGTCAGTTCCCCACGGCCAGCCGCCACGGGACCAGTTGCCACCGCCCTGAAGTCGGCCACCTCCACCGACCGGGCGAAGATTGCCAGCGTCTACAGCGCGCTGGCTGATGTCATGGCACGGGACTCGGGTCGCCTGATCGCTACAACCGCGATCTGGCGCAGCATCTACAGCGATGCGCTGCGGCTGGCCGTGGGTGGAACCGA